GCCTAATTAGTAAAAAACATATAAATAAGCTTGTAAATTATTAGTAATCATAATATTATTAGTAAACTTAATATAAATAAGGAATATTTTATGAAGTGCCTTCGAATCACAACCCGTAGCCCATCTGGCAGTGGCCCAAGAAATGAGATGCACCTTTTTGGCACGCTCCCGACGGGCGCCATAAGCTACGTATGCCGCGTCGAAGACCACAAAGCCGAATGGCTGTACCAAACCAAACGTGCCGCGTTAAAGAAAGTAGAGTACATCTCTAAGTCAGAGTACTGGGAAGAGTGTGCGCCTCACATACTTGGGGGTCATTACATACGCGCGCATTATGAAGCGCGAGAAACGGAGACAAGCAAATGAAATGCGTTCTATTTCAAAAAACAGGCGGACCCTCAAGCCCGCGCAATGTAAATCGGTTAACCGAGCAACAAGTCCTCGCACTAAAGCCCGTTATAGAAAAGTACATCTCTAAGTCAGAGTACTGGGAGATGTGTGCGCCTCACATACGCGCGGAGCATGAAGCACGAAGCGCGGCTGAACTTGGAGGAGTTATCGTTACCGCACAAAGACGCGCAGCACGAAGCGTGGCTAACAAAGCGCGAGAAGCGGAAGGAGAAGCATGATGGGTTTTTCAGGACCAGGCGCTACCTCGAATAATGGTGATTCCCCCACAACAGCCAACTACTACGAAAGCCTGCTGAGCATCCAAAGTGCTTCATTTAAAAAAGGTGGAAATGGGGATCTAGAGTCTATGCTAGCACTGAGCGTAAAAGACCTAATCCTCTTATTCGCGCCCAACGGCATAAGGCTAAATGCAGAAATACAGCAGGAGATACAAAATGACTAAAAGAATAATTGACAGTATGACTGCTGACCAAATCATAACCGGATGGGATTCTTCGCAGAAGGATGTAGCGGAATATATAGAATCAATCTGCAAACCCGAGCCTAGTTGGGAAGCTGATGTCAGCAAAGACAACCCTGTCTTGTGTTGGGTTTCTAATGAACCTATCCCTGAATCGGGCGGTGAGCCTTTTAACAGAGGGACTGATTATGTATTTGAAATAACCGAAAAGGGTTACATGGCGATGAGAGGGTACCCTTGGAACTGCGCCCGACCAATCTCGCCTGATGAGATCTGGCAACCTGTTAAAAAGGGAGAGTGAAGGTGAAGGACCTAAACATAAAACCGTACTTCAAACACACGATTGTTGACGGGAACCGACGTGTAACCGTGGCCGAAGAAAGTGAAGGCGCCATATCAGTGACAACTGAAACAAGCCACACAAGCAAAACTGAAACGAGCCACACAGGCAAAACGCGTAAGCGCACGAACACTGTTACTGACACAACCTATTTTAAAAACCGGCGCCAGCTAGAGCAGTTAAGCACAGCAATCAATGGCGCGCTAAGCCAGTGAGCTATTAAGGATTAATAACTGAACCAGGAGAGTCATGATGATGAAAGATGATGCAGAACTTTGCAAATGGTTACGCGATAATTCTAGCGGTATTTATCGCCCAAGCGCACAAGCGGCTAACAGGATAGAAGAGTTGTTAGTCCTAGTGTCAAAACTAGACGAGCTTGAAGCTAAACAAACTATTGCGTCGCTTAAAGAAAAAGTAAATACGCTGAAACAAAAATTAAAAGACAGCCACCGCGTATCGCATCAAGAAATAAATCGCATAAGAGAAAGATTAAAATACAGCCACCTCCATAAAAACGGCGATAGAGAGGCTTTCTAATGAATAAGCATGTTGCGCTAGTAAAAAAATATTTGGCTGACCCGACATCGGTTAGCTTAAAAGAAATACAAGATAACGCTAGAAGTGCAACAGACGCTTGTCTTTCTGATAATTGCGTGTCAGTAGAACTATTAGATGCATGCCACGTTGCTCGTGCCGCTGTTAATGCCGCTAACCCTGCGTTTTATGTTAATTATGCGACAGAGACAATGGAAGACTGGATTAAAAAATACAATAAAGGAGGATTGAAATGAACGGATTTAGAAAGTTACAAGAGCGTCTAACTGTTGAAGGTTGGTATGTTGGTTGGGCTGAACTATGTTGTCAGACATGTGCTTGGGATAATCTCCAGAGACACCACGACATAGACCTTACAAAAGCGTTATTCAATCACCACCAAGATTGTAGCGACTCAATGGAAACGTACGCGCCTGAGCAACAAGACCGTAGTACATTCTGCTTCAATGGTAGCAAAGAAGGCGTAGAAAATTTAAAAGCAATCATTCCTATTATTGAGGAGTGTGGCTGTAAGATTCACTGGAATGGTCAGGGCCATATTCGCCCAGACATAAGTTGGAAAGAACGAGAGATGTAATTGATCTCTAGTGTGCTCCACATGATGAGAAGCGAGATAATTACTCGTAGGAGACGAGCTATCAATAGACTAGCCGTTATGGTAAAGCGTCACACGATTATGAATGGCTGAAGCCGCTAGTAATCGTTCCACTAAATTTTTAACTTACCACGAGTAAACATGATGAAAATGAAAATCACCGACGTTGACTTATGGGACCACTACGACTTCTATGTGGATAACTGCACTGCTAACGAGATCCCACTTAGCTTTAAAGAATGGAAGCGTGAGTATCAAACAAATGTAAAAGAACTTTTAACCCCACCCCAACCCCCAAGGAGAAACCAATGCAACTAGAAAAAGGGTATTTACCCCAACCCAATAGCCGCCAAAACAACACTAAGTATGGGTGGATTAAAGATATAGAAAACGGCGATTCTTTCTTGGTCGACGATCGCTCCGCTGCAAACAGTATTGTCAACACCGTCCGTGCACGAAACAACCATAGAAAAACAGACAGCACGCGCCGCCACATCCGGCCACAAACACAGACCCAAATAGACGGCGGCGTACGCATTTGGTTCTGGATAGAAGGAGAAGGTAATGACTCTTAGCCCCGAAGAATTCGTCTACGTAATACTACTGTTAACCGCTGTTTCAGTTGCGTGTTGGCACAGTTATATCAACGTGTGCAATCAAGTAAGCAGGCTACACACGCAAGTAGAATTGTTACATAACAATGTTCGTAACTTGCACTACCAGGTTAACAACACACGCAAAAGCGAAGTACTACGCGCAGTGAAGTAAACATTTAATTCAGACTATTAGTAACACTAATGACTGTAGTCGAATCGTAGAGCGTGAGTCGCGCCTCGCCCTACGTAAACCAACGCGCGAAACCCAAAATGCAGCTCCCAATCACGGGAAACGCTAACTATAGGAAATACCATTATGTTGAATATTAAAGTTGTACAAGCTCCAGGTGCCGTACGCGAAGTCGTTCTTAATGACGGAGCTACTATCAACGACGCACTGATTACGTCAGGTCTGACCGTAGAGTCTGGAAACATCCTAACGCTCGACGGAAACCAAACCGACGACTTTAGCACTGAGTTATCTGACAGACAGAACATCGTCATCGCCAAGAGCGCTAAAGGTAACAGCTAACTGTAGTACCTCCCCGCTAATAGCCCACATCTGGGTGCGCTATTAGTTGGGGAATATACATTGTAATACCTATTTCAATCAGCCACGAAGGAGTCGTGTCATGAGTTCCGATACTTTAGACAAATTAATTACGTTTAAATCGCTCAACCCTCAAATACATGGGCGGTTAAACACTTTTACGCGCGGCATATTAGGACGTATGCATTACGAGAGTACAGCGGTCATCCTTGACAGCTTACGGGACATCTTAGATAACGCGCACGTAAAAGTAAGCTACGAAAAAGAAGAATTACGCTCCAAGCTATTGCTAATGGACGGCGTCTCTAGCGTAATCATGCGCAAGAAGCATATCTCATTAACGCTTGAAACCATTATTATGAAGCCCGCTGATGAGAGCCAAGAAGAACACGCGATAGCCATACTTGAGGACGCAGGCCGCGAACCAAACACATCAATAGCAATCCCTGGGCTAGTATTGCATATCAAATGGTCCGAAGACCTTCAATCGGGTGCCCCGAGCTTTAGGTGCGGACTTACCCCCAAAAAAGATGTTGGCGTCTATTACCAAGGCTTCGACGGTTCTGAATTAATGCACCCGCATTGGATCAGCGCAAATGATCCTTGCTTAGGTGACTTTGGACCCCCTATCACCGAAGCGCGTGCCGCGATGGACATACCATTGCAAGTAATATTACTGCTTATGTACCTCCGCCAATACAATACCGATGACTGCGCCGGACGCAAGTTCTATCGTTGGGCACCAGAGAAAGAACTTGTCAAATTGCACTGCGAAAGTATAAGCGATGGAACGCATGGAGCACTCAGAAACTGTATTTATAGCAGGGCTTGCATCCCCAACACCCCACACTTCGAGTTTGGCTGCGACCCCGCCTTCCACTACTCCGACTGGATATCAGGGCTATACAACGCCGCAGACTTCCAAAGCGCACACGATAGCCTTGCCTATCATTTACCGCCCGAAGTGTTAGAGACGCAACCAGAATACAACGAAGGACACCCTGACTTTGAAGACATACTCTGGCTAACCCGTCAAATAAGCCAAATTTATGTACACCAAAATAACCGAACCATCGTGCCACACGCGCTCGCACTCATGTTTCTAGAGAACCAAGCCGGTCTAATCTTAGATCCCGAAGCACCCTCCATTGAGAGGAAAATTTGCCACACTATTGCCGAAGCCGCAGCACCGTGGGCGAGAAACTATCTTGTTAGACACCATCTGGCGTCTCTTAGAAGCGTTGAAGAAGAAAAACAAAAGTGCCTCAACACGCGTGCTAGGTATAGCCTGAACAATCTGCCAACACCTATTGCACACCAAGAAGCTCTTACATACGACCGCAGGTACTACACCCACAATGAGCGCATGATCTTTGTAGACGGTAAATGGAGCAATGACGGCGTGACCGTAGAGCTTGAGCCATTTACTTCCAGTAAATTACAAAACTATCTCTTAGAACGGTGGAACTTCTATGCCGACCATATAGAAGCTTTGGAACGCAACTTCACGACCCCCGTCGAGGCCATCAATATAAACCAAGAGCAGATAAAAGAAGCTTATTTTCTCGCCATAGAGGACCTAAAAGCCAGTCCCGGATTACAACGACAGTACCGCGAGTTTTACAAAGATATGCATGGGTCCGCCCCTACAGGTTTTCTTGAAGGATGGCAGGCGTTCGCTAATTGGCTAGTTGTAACCTACCGCCTGGTATGTGACGGCAAGTATATTAAACACGACAACATGAGCGCTTATAACCTCCTACCTTTACAGCGACAAAAAGCGTTTCAAGATGTAGCCCTGAACATAACCGAAGATCCAGAGCAAGCGTCACTAAACGCGTTCCTAGACGCACTTGTTCCCGAGCTTGGAGAAAACGTTAGCGAACGGACCATCAACTTTCTAGAAGCACTCACTGGAGAAAACGAATGAATATTACACGGCATCAATCTATATTTGATCCACAGCAAAACGATCATGGCATAACTATTATTGGTGCAGGCGCAACAGGCTCACGCTTGTGGCTTGCACTAGTAGAGCTAGGTCTCAAGAACATTACAGTCTATGACTTTGACGTAGTCGAATCGCATAATCTTGCGAATCAAATCTACTTAGAAACTCATATTGGCCTGCCAAAAGTAACCGCACTAGCAGCGTATTATCGATATAAAACAGGCGAAACCCCTCCACCATCAATGCGTTTTTTAAACGAGAAAGTCGATTCAAATACCATTGATATGTTTAGCGGCACAGTGTTCTTACTCACTGACACTATGCAAAGCCGTCGTGAGATTTTTGATTCGCATTGCGCTGAGAACTACTCATTAAAATGTGTGATCGAAACGCGAATGGCCTCTAGCTACGGCAATATCTTTACGTTTGACCCTAATGACAAAGATATGCGTGAAGCGTGGATCAATACGCTTGTATCAGACGACGAGCCTGGTGAAGTATCACCGTGCGGTAGCAGTATCAGTGTCGGTACAACCGCATCGATTATCGCGAACCTTGCAGTGTGGCAGTTCATATTGCAGTGCACCAATCCCATAGCAGTTGACCCCAAAGTCAACATTTTCCTGCAACCCCTTATTGTTTCAAAAGGATCTATCTAATGACTAAGCGAAAATCATTCCAAGCAAAGCAACACATTGCATCAACCAAGATCAAAACCAAAACACCACCCGCAGGGATCGCACTACTACCCGCAGCCGTCAGCCCTTACTCAGTTGACACCGGCGGCATGGCCCAAACTACAACCATTATCCAAGGACCAGAAGCACCTGCACCAAAGCTCGACCCCGTCGTGTTTGTGCTACCAGAAACATACCAAAAAATGCAACACATCGTTGACAAATGTGCGTTAGAGGTCGGTTGGTTCTGTTCAGTTGAAAAGCTATCAGAATCTGACTACCTGCTTAAAGAAGTGTTCTTGCCAGAGCAAGAAGTAACAGCCGTTGAGACTGACATCTCAGCATCAGCTCTTGCCACTGCGTTCTCAGAAGCCATGTCAGCAGACATATGCCCGAGCACAATTTATGCCTGGTTCCACAGCCACGTCAACATGGACTGCCGACCCAGTGGACAAGACGAGAAACAAGTCGAAGAGTTCCTAACGACATGCCCAGTATTTATACGCGGCATTATGAACAAGCGCGGCGAGATCAAAGTTGACCTTTACTTGCGCGATGAAGGCATCGCCTACAACTGCGTTGAAGTACGAACCTATTACCCCCCGATATCGCTTGATGTTATCGCCGATCTTAACAAGCAGATCAGTGAGAAAGTCAAACGACAAGCGTACTCAGTACCAAATTATAAAAACAAACGGCCTAACTTTGTATCGCCTTTAGCAAGCGGCATCAGTAACTATGACAAGACGATGTCTCCGTACAGCGCAACCGCTTACAGCGGCAACGACCTGCTATGGAACGACGACGATCTAGGCGACATACCTTACGGAATGAACCGCATTAACCCTGACGACTATAGCTATTAAGGAGCCACTAGTATGAAAAGAAACTTCGTATGTCCTAATTGCCAAAGCATTGATATCGTTTTCAACGATCTAAATGCTGTATGGGACTATAAAAACCAACGATTTGTAGTAGACAGACCCAACTTAGAAGAAGAGTTCTCTGTCGATTGCCGGACATGTGGCAGATACGAAATGCAAACAGAACCAACCTCTAACGAATGGGAAATAATCACATGACACCTTCAGAACTTGAAACAAACTTAGCGCATTTTAGCGGGTCAGAAACCTTCACGCGATACAGCGTACTCTCAAAAAGCATGTTAACCGACGGTACGAAATACCTTGCCGATAAAGGGCAGTGTTACTGGCTGTTTGACGCCATTCAAAGCCACTTAGATCAGCATAGCGAAGACTACGTGCAATCAACTCTAACAGTACAAGAAGACAGCACGGCTACATTAGAGCTTGATGACATGGACAATAATATCATTGCTAATCAACTGCTCACCTACACCACTTTTCCATTAACAAAAATCAAAATATGGTCTGTTAAAAATCAATGGGGCAGCTACACACACATGCTCCCCTCGGAGTACTGAGCATGAATATAGCAACAGACGCAACTCTTGTGCCTGACGACCAGGCAACTGTGCACTACTGGCAGTTAAAAGGAGACTCATTCCAATGCCGATTTTTATTTTCTTCACGGCCCGAGTATTCCAAAGTCATGTCATTAAAACAAATGACAGCGCTGCGAGCAGAAACCGTCGAAAAACAAGGCTTAACAAAGCCGCGCTATAAATTTAAACGAGTATAAGGAACGTAAATCATGAGTGACCACTACTGCGAATTTCCATTTGAAGAGCATCGCGCAGAGCCAGACGGAGACCTCTATATGAGTGTCCAAGAAGCCTTAAGCGCAGGTTGGCTAAAAACTCAAATATGGTCTGTAGTCACATGCGACGACTCTAACACATGGACATATGGGCCAAGCCATCATTATGTCAACGTCTTAGGTTTTATTGCCACTAAAGAACCCCACGACAACGAAACTTATTACCACGAAGAAGGGGACGAATCCTAATGTATTTAACACCGAAATATGCAGCGGATATAGAAGAGGCGCTTCAAATTGTTTGGGATTCATTAGATCACTACAGAAAAGATTGTTTGGGGTACGAAGGGCACGAACCAGAATACGTGGAAATAGGCAACGCCATGAATTTAGTCGAACGCAAATTAACAGAACGTTTAAAAGAAGACAAATCATGAACGAAATGACCCCCGCAGAAATACGTAATTTCTGCGATCGCAACGGAAACATGACGTGGTTAGATATGTCATGCGAAACCGGATTAACAGTCCCTGAACTTATCAAAATATTGCTAGAGGAAGAAAGCGAATGAGCGAAATGAAAAAATACAATAAAACTGAGGAAGAAAGAATACTCATCCTCGCTAAAAAAATTGAGCAAAAACGCCTTATACAAAGCAAATATAACCTATGCTATTCAAAACTAGTAGAGCTAGAACGCCGCCTTAAAATTGGCGGTAGCAATGGCCCAAAAGAGTTGAGCGGCAGCATTGGCATTAGCATTGGAACTCTCGAACCTAAAGCTCGGGGTTGTTCTGGCGGTCACCAAGATAGGGTTCAGTGTTCTTTACCAGTAGAGTCAGGCAATTACCTTATTTCTCTTCTAATAGCCCACGCTAAAAAAGAAATCGAATCATGAAAACTTTTATCATAAAAGTCTGCGAAACATATTGCGTTGACTACAGAGTAACAGCTAGTTCCAAAGAAGAAGCGTGGGACGCATGTTGCGATAACAACGTGTACCCCTCTGAAAAATACGACGAAGATTTCAGCATTGTAAAAATCGTAGAGGACGAATCATGAGCATCCAAGAGCTTATCAATGCATTACAAAACGCAATCACTGTTCACCATTACGACCCAGAAACGCCAGTGCAAATAGATATGTTGTGTGAGGAAGGTGAAATAATAGTAGACACTTACTGGAATATTTCAGTAGACGCGTCAGCCGTATCTGAGCCGCGATCACTTGCTATTAACGTGGAAACCCTCGACGAACGCGCTTACTGCGAAGGTTGCGACACCATCCTTAATTACAATGAAGGCGACCTTTGTTGTTGGTGCGAGCAACGAGCTAAAGACGAGGAAGAATCATGAGCTACCAATTAGAACTGTTCCAAACTGTTCATTGTTTAATCTGCGACGGAGTATTCACCGAAAATATTGACCAATTCACCATAATCGAAAAATGCCTGTACTGCGGCAATGCAGACAAACAACAAACCGTTTACTTAGAGGACAAATCATGAGTGACACAATCTATAACACTGGTCAGTGTTCTGACGGAATGTATCGAATAAGAGAACGCGTAATTGCTCCGCGCAATCAAGCCGAAGCTGACGCTATCTATCAAGACCTTGACGGATATATGTGCGAGGAAGCTATATTCCAAGATGGAGAAGCAAGCTACACCGAAGCCAAAAAAACATTTACGTTCTACTTACAAAAAGCAAAACAAGTTAAAGCACTAGGGTTTTTACCGACGATTGAAGGCGACGTGTTTGGCTATCCAAAAGGATACGTGCCTACTTCGTGGAAAAACTACCGATATGACCCTCGATAAAGGAAGCATCATGAAAATTTACGAAGTACTTAGGTCTTATTCGTCAACAGAAGTGCACCACGTAATGGCTAACAACGAAAAAGAAGCCTTAAAACAATTCCACGATGGCGAATCTAGTCATTACAAAACTTATGACGGTGACTGCGATGATTCAATTCAGGTATGCAACGACGACGGCCCTTGGGAACTCGCTGATTACGAAGAAGAATACGGAGAATTTAAAAAGCGACGATGGATACACACGAGGGGGAATGTACTGTGAACCGTGAACCGTGCCGCGTGAGAGACGACCCCTATTACGATTATTCCGATTATGTCGAAGGAGAGGGCGTGTACGCGTCAAAGCCCGAAGATAATGCCGATGATTTACGTGATATAGAATTTGATCGTCAACAAGTCATTGATTTAACTTGATTTATTTAATTAGCATTGCTAATATTAGCATTACTAATTATTCGATATAGGACTATCAAGAATGAGTATAGGAATCACCAACGCCGCCGAACGAAAAGCGACACCAGTTTACTCTGGATTCTTAGCTTACTTTCCAAAAGCAATCGCCGCTGTTGCTAGAGTCTCTCTAGCCGGAGGCATTCAACACGGCCAGACCGCAGAAACTCTTCATTGGGATCGCAGTAAATCAGGCGACGAGCTTGACGCATTAAGTCGCCATCTGCTTGACGGCGACTGGGCACAAGTAGCTTGGAGAGCATTATCAAACCTCGAAAAACAAATCGAAAAAGAACAGATTGAGGCTGCATCGCAACCCTATAAATATGAAGCTGACTGTTGGGGCTTAAATGAACCGAATCCCGAATACCCCCCTGGAAGTACCGTGCCGATAAAAGGCAGTGTTACTGAATGGACAATAGAACAGCAACTAGGAATAAAAAACTAAAGGATTTAATAGGATGCACCAAACAAAGCGGCAATCATTTATAGAAACCTGCACACAGACAGCCATAGGATGGTTTGTAAGTTTATTAACCTGGTATGCAGTGCTCTGGACAAACATCTTTGACGTCAATATGAGTTTCACTGAAAACCTACAGCTAACAACTATATTCACCGTAGTAAGCATCGCTCGCGGCTATATTATCAGGAGGTTCTATGACAAACGTCAGTCCGTTAGAAACGCTTGATATAGTCACAATCGATTATGAATCTTATTACGCATCAGACTTTGGTTTTAAAAAGCTAAATACTATTGAATATGTGCAAGACGAGCGCTTCCTTTGCCACCAAGTAGGCATACAAATTAACGACGAAAGCCGTGAGGTCTACTGGGGCGAAGACGCCATAACCGTCGCGCTTGAAGAAATAGACTGGTCTAACAGCGCAGTGCTCGCACAAAACACTATGTTCGACGGCTTTGTTCTAACACAGCGGTACGGCCATGTACCGGCGTATTACTGTGACACAATGGCTATGGCTACAGCGCACTGGCCTGGCCAAAGCGCAAGCCTTAAAGACGTAGCCCTGCGTATCTGGCCAGACGATGAGACTATGCGTAAAGGTGATGAGCTTGCTATCTCAAAAGGTAAGCGCGAGCTGACATATGATGAGAACAAAATACTCAGTGACTACTGTGATAACGATGTATTTTTATGCAGGGCTATCTTCGACTACTTATTACCTTTCTTTCCTCAGAAAGAACTCGACCTGATTGATCTCACAACACGCATGATGTGTGAGCCAACAATGGTCGCCGACACTCAGCTTCTCACCGAAATGCGTGACAAAGAGCAACTGCAAATAAAGCAAGACATCGAAGCGTGTGGCGCAGAGCGTGCAGTGCTATCAAGTAACCCAAAGTTCTTTGCCTACATGCAAGACATTGGCCTAAGCCCCCCAACAAAGATTAACGCAAAAGGCAAAGTAACGCCATGTCTTGGGCAAAGCGACATACCGTATATTAATTTCCAAGCGAAACATCCTGAGTACGCCACACTCTGGCGTGCGCGAAAGTCGGTTAAGTCCACATTAAAATCGACCCGTTCACAACGGTTCCTAAACTCAGTAGGCCCCAACGGAACAATACCAGGCCCGCTTCGTTACTACGCCGCGCACACGGGGCGTTTCGGCGGCACAGAAAAACTTAACATGCAGAATTTGCCGCGCCAATCTGACTTACGTCTTAGCTTGTGTGCCCCAAAAGATGAGTTCATTTATGTAACGGATCTATCGGCTATTGAAGCACGCATCACAGCGTGGCTTGCTGATGAGACGACGCTACTTATGCAGTTTAAAAACGGCATCTGCGTATACTCGGACTTCGCAGGCCGCCTATATTCAAAGAAAATAACTAAAAAAGATAACCCTGTTGAGCGGCACGTCGGCAAAACCGCACAGTTAGGTCTTGGTTTCGGCATGGGGCCTGATAAATTCTCAGCCACCCTAGAGTCCGGTTCAACAGGACCTGTTGTTATCATGCCAATGCACGAAGTTAAACAAGCTGTTTACTTATGGCGTAACACATACCCCAACATCCCAACCCTTTGGAAGCGTTTAGAAGTTAAGTTAGCCAACACACTAAACCCTGCTTTCGAAGAAACATGGCGTTGCCTCACGTTCAAAAATAGCTCCATTATATTGCCCAATGGCATGGCCCTTAAATACAACAACCTTCGGTTCGAGGAAGGGCAGCTTGTTTACGATGGCAAGAACAAAAAAGTTAGGCTATGGGGCGGCCCGATCCTTGAGAACATCGCTCAAGCCTTAGCGCGTATCGTGCTTACTGATGCGATGCTCGCAATCGACAAAGACAAAGATCTACCTGGCAAGTTAGTACTACAGGTGCACGACGAACTGTTGTATACCGGCTCACGCGCCAACTCCGATAACACTTTGAATTTACTCAACAACCACTTGTGCGCACCAAAAGCTTGGGCTAAAGGACTTCCTTTAGCGGCAGAAGGTGGCTATGACTTTAGGTACTCAAAATAAAATGTCCAGATTAATTCTTAGCAGAAAGATCGACGAGCGCGTCATCATTCACGATAAAAATGGCATTTTAGCCACAGTCAAAGTGACTCGTGTCGACAGGAATCAAGTTCGCTTAGCATTCGAAGCAGACGAAACAGTCAAAATAGATCGAGAAGAAATATACAACAAAGATAAACCATCTTCGTAGGAGGAGACATGCATGTAACTTTTTTAGAGGCGGCCAGTGGAACCCGCCTTAGTAAGCGCTATTGTGCCGAGAAAGGCTTCACCCCTTACCCCAACGTTAGTAAAGTATCATCACACATATTTGACATCACCAAAGACGAAGACGGCTTAGGTGTTCTAGAGCAACTTATATTAGAAAAAGGCGCTGTCGGTTGGTGCTTATTAAAAGGCGACCTAAAGCGCCCAGTAGTCAACGAGTCTCGTCGAGGTGCAGGCGACAGGATTGCATACACTAGCTTGTTAGTGCTCGATATCGACGGCATTACGCTAGGGGCACATGGTACGCAAAAATACTGCCAAGATGATGTACGCGCGTTAGCTGAGTCTGTACTAGGCGAACTACCCGCTGCTTTAAAAGACACCAGTTACATTGCACAAGCAAGCTCAAGCATGGGATTAAAGGGTGACAAAGTCTCCTTACACATCTTCATGCTGCTGAAACATCCAATGCCACCTAAGACTGTTAAGCTATGGATGCAGAACACCAACTTCGAATCACCTTTATTTCTAGAGCAATTAGAGTTATCAGCCAATGGACACTCATTACGATACCCCATAGACATTAGTGTCGCTGACAATTCAAAACTAATCTTCATAGCGCCTCCTACCTTTGAAGACGACGCTTGCGACCCGTTCCGTAGTTATAAAGAACGGGTCGTACGCGTTACTAAACACAACAGTCTGCTTGATTTAGCCGCGTTAATGAGCGACGTTAGCCCTGAAAAAGTCCATACAAACGCGACAGAGCGCAAGAATATACTTCGCGTTAAGAAGGGCTTTAGCGCCAAGAAAGAGCGCATTACTATTTCTAATGTCGGCGATCGTAACGAAGAGATTCTTCAAAACCCAGACCGTATGTCCATCAACATAAGCAACGAAGATTATTCGCCTTACATTATGTGTAATGTTAATGGCGGCGACAGCGGTGCTTACTGGTTCAACCTTAAAGATCCAACCTACATGTATAACTTTAAAGGCGAACCTATCTGGTCTATTGAAACCGCAGACCCTGATTTTTATAAAGGGATTTTTGACCACTATGAAAAAGAACTGTCTATACAAGGGCGCGCTAACCACCCTATAGCACTGCGTGATTTCAGTACTGACACATACTACAACGGCGTCTTTGACCCAAACCTAAACCAGTTTACGTCGACCTTTCCGTTAGTACCTTGCGCGGCTTCAAGTATAGAAGGTTTTATGCGCTCACACGGTCGCTCTAAGCCTGAGTTTATCCCTGATGCGTCAGTCGTGTTTGACCCATGCTCTACAGCACCGGCAGTTAACTTAACCAAAATACCCTACACCATTAATATGTTTAGGCAGACTGATTACATGCTGTCAGCTAAAAAACATACAGAATTAGAAATGGGCGAAGCTACTCAACTTATGGACGCTTGCCCTTTAGTTTACAAACTTATCATGCACATACTTGGCGGTGGGAAGTTAGAGTTTGAATACTTTATTAACTGGCTAGCTTACATCTTTCAAACCAAACAAAAAGCCGGTACAGCGTGGGTCCTACAAGGCGTGCCTGGGACTGGCAAAGGCATCTTCTATACCAAAGTATTGCGGCCTTTATTTGGCCAAGAGCATGTACCTATGCGCGCGCTACAGAATATCGAAGAGCAATTCAACAGCTACATGCGCCAAGCGCTGTTCCTTGTGGTTGACGAGTTTCATATGGCGTCAGCCAATGCAGGCACTATCAAGATTGCAGACAAACTTAAAAATGCTATTACTGAAACCACAATGACTATTCGTGGCATGCGATCAAACCAAGTTGAAATGCCTAGCTACGTTAACTTTATATTCTTAACAAACCGTCCCGATGCTGTAAACATTGAAGAGGGCGATCGGCGCTACAACATCGCGCCAAGACAAGAGATTGCACTTAAAGACGCACACCCTGAAGTTATTGACAACATTGACTCCATTCAAAGTGAGCTTATGACTTTTGCCGCTGTGTTGCGACACTTCAAAGTCGAAGAACGCTTTGCTCATACACCAATAACAAATATTGCAAAGATAGCAATGGCAGAAGTCACTATGTCAGTTGTTGAAGAGTTCTTTGCCGCTGTTAAAAAAGGGCACTTAAAGCACTTCTTAGAGATTCTAGATATACAGCTAAACAACGTACTAGCAGGCCAAGACATTAATACTGCTCAACGAATGGTAAAAACGTGGGTAGCCGATGCAGAAAACGAGCACTACTCAATTATACCTATGGAACATTTGCGACTAGTTTATCAAGTGCTAACCGAAGAGCGTATGTCCCCACATGCATTTAAAAAAGTAGCTAATCGATCGCGCGTTATGGCCGCACAAAAACGACCAGTTGGTGCGCCAAGAACAGCAACTGCATTACGAGGTGTTGTAGTAACTTGGACACTCGAAGAAGACTTACGAACCGAGGTCATCCTTACGTACTTTAACGATAATGACAAAAAACTGTTAGCAACTGCTTAGGATAAAAAATGATTAAATTGACAGGTGATAAAGACGCAACACGCGGCAACGTAGACTTCGAAGTTCCAACAGCATTAGGCGATGTAAGAGCCTGGTCCTACTCAGCACTAAAAGTCTTCGAAGACTGCCCCTACAGAACTTATATCAGCCGTGTAAAAGGCGTTAAAGAACCAGGTTCGCCTGCCATGGATCGCGGAACAATGATACATGAATACGCAGAAGACTTCGTTGACGGCAAGATTAGTGAGCTGCCAACTGAACTGTCTAAGTTCGAAGCAGATTTCAACGAGTTACGTGCATTGTATGCCGATGCAAAAGTCGAATTAGAAGGTGACTGGGGCTTTACAACCGAGTGGGACGTTACAGGTTGGATGAGTCCAGACACATGGGCGCGCATCAAACTAGACGCACTTGTACACGAAGACGAAACATCAGCCAGAGTTATCGATTACAAAACTGGTAAACACTTCGGCAACGAAATAGCACACGGTCAGCAAGGGCTGTTATACGCCATTGCAACGTTCTTTAGATTCCCACTAATACAGTTTGTTCAGACCGAATTTTGGTATCTCGACCATGCCAAAACAACTAAAAAACAATACACCCGTGAGCAAGCCATGGTCTTTGCACCGGCTTACCACAAACGCGCAGTCAAGATGACGACTGAAACAGACTTCGCACCAACGCCTAGTAAAAATGCGTGTAGATGGTGTTCATTTAGAAAAGCACCCGAAGGCATGGACCCTGAATGTCACTGGGGCGTTGAGTAGTTTAAAACCAATTCCCGACAGGAATCAAAAGAGTCCCCACGAACCAGACGAGAGTATCCCAATGAAAAATATACTGTACCAAATACTGTTCTACGCAGCCTTAATTGTCTGCGTAGTCCTATTCTTTTCCATTCTTGTAGACCTCATTACTATCGTGCTTGCTTGTTTGCTCATAGCCGCGATAGGCGTAGCTCTCAATTACTTGTTCTATCGGAGATAACTATGTTAATAGCAGGAACGCTATCAGCCGCAGGCATTCTATTCCTAGTCTTTAAGTTCGGCGTCCGTCGTGTTATCGCGTTCGACATACCTATCGACATAGTATCAACAGGCTTTCTAATGTTTATCTTTGCAGGCACTTTCAGCGGCATGTTGACCGCCATGGTCGCCGGTTTAATTATTTCCATAACGTTGTTCGTTATGAAGCAGACCATGACGCGCGAAGTACTAAGCATTGTTAAAACCAAAAAATTCCCTTACCGACGTTTTATGTGGGTAGACATTAACCCCAAGGACTAGACCATGGAAGATATAAAGCACGTTTTATTCGGTCATATTGAGGCGCAATTACATGAAGCAATATTACATTCTCAACCCGCAAGAAGTTCTAGAGTACCGTCTACTTACAGACCCCCCAGAGGCTATGTACTGGTCAACGTACCGTCTAAAGAAATCAAATATAAAACTGACGCAGAAGATGGATCGTTCACTCGCAGCGTCTATAAAACAAGAGATATTTGACGACATTATCTCAACAGAACTTTAATGGATTTATAGTATTAGTAATGCTAATATAATACACATAAGCTATTGATACTAAACCAAAAAGGTAATCAAAATGTTTAAGCCTTTCAAGCACCAAACAGTAACGACTAACCACATTTTAGCTAACGATCGTGTGCTTATTACATCTGATCCAGGCACAGGCAAAACGCGCTCAGTACTAGACGCGATTGCGAAGCGTAGTTCACGAACCTTGATCCTTGCTCCGCTGTCTATCTTAGAAGCCTCGTGGGGCGATGACATAGAGAAGTTTACTCCGCAGCTCACGTATTCAGTTGCTTACGCTAAGAACCGTGAGAAAGCGTTTCAAGAAGATACAGACGCTGTTATCACCAACCATGACGCCGCTAAATGGCTCATCCAACACAAATCATTATTAGCTGATTTCGACACACTTGTAATTGATGAGTTTACCGCGTTTAAGAACCCAAGCTCTCAGCGTAGTAAAGCCATTCTTAAAATAGCCAGTCTCTTTAAGTACCGTATTGCAATGTCAGGTACGCCTAACAGCAACACCATCTTAGACATCTGGCACCCAACGCTCATCATTGACGACGGTGAACGCCTTGGCCACCGGTTCTATACCTTCCGCAACGTAGTGTGTACAGCGCGCTTCAACGGTTTCGCTAACGAATGGATTCAAAAAGAAGATGCAGAAACAACCGTAGCCCAAGCGCTTAGCGATATTAATATCCGATACACGTTAGAAGAATGTCTAACCATGCCGCCGCAAACTATTAGCGAGCGTCTTGTAAGCCTTCCTAAAAAGATAATGCAACAGTATTACCAACTCAGTAACGACAACATCCTGACTACAAATGACACAGTTATCACTGCTGTCCATGCAGGTGCAAAGGTCAAAAAGTTATTGCAGTTATGTACTGGCGCAGTGTACGACGAAGACGGCAACGTCCAAAGCGTACATCCCGAGCGCTATGAATTAGTAATGCAACTTGTTCAAGAGCGCAAGCACAGTCTTGTAGCGTTCAACTGGAAGCACGAAAAAGTACACATGACCGCGCTCGCTGAGAAGTTAGGCATCAAGTACGCAACGATCGATGGCGATTGTCCTGCACATAAGCGCAAAGAAATTGTAGACCGCATGCAAGCAGGGCACCTACAGGTCGTGTTTTGTCACCCACAGTCAGCAGGGCATGGTCTCACCATGACCAAAGCAACCAGTGTTATCTGGGCATCACCTACCTACAACGCAGAGCACTACCACCAGTTTAACCGCCGAATATACCGTGCGGGGCAAACAGAACGCACCGAAGTTGTCCATATCGCCGCTCGCGGTACGTGGGAAACAGACGTGTACGAAAAGCTACAAAGCAAGCTAGTCCGAATGGAAGACTTGCTATCAATACTCAACCAACTAAAAGCAGCCGCATAAGGAGTACGCATGAATATAAATGAACTTATTGAGTTACGAGCCGAGGTAAAAGATCAAAAAGCTTTTCTCAACGCTAGTTTGAAAGATGTAAACAAACGAGAGTCTGAATTAGATTATCAGCTTCTCACCGCATTGGACGAGCAGGGTCTGTCACGTACCGCTAATGACAGAGCCAGTGTGTCCATAAACCAAGACACTGTGCCAGATGTAGTTGATTGGGATTTATTTTACGCCCACATCAAATCTACTGACGATTTCAGTCTCTTACAACGACGTGCATCATCCACCGCGTACAAGGAACTCCTGAAACTTGGAGAGGAAGTGCCTGGTTTACAGCCCCGTGAAATACGTCGAATTAACTTTAGAAACCTTTAAACCCCAATCATGAATCAATCATAGGAAATACATTATGCCTTCAGCATCAAAAGCAGTATCAGCAGCACCCTCCATGGTAGCCTCTAACGACTCGCTACCGGCCCACTTACAAGTTGTCAACGGCATTGGCCGTGGTAACGAGAACGTTGGCGCTAACGTAGCCATACCTCGTATAAAGATGCTCCAAAAAATGTCTAACGAAGTAGACAAGCATCACGCTAAATTCATCCCTGGCTGTGAAGTTGGCCATTTCGTTAACACACTTACTAATGAGAATTATGGCGAAGAGATATACGCACTTAGCTTGACGTTCAAGATCGAGTATGTTGTGTGGAAAAGTCTTGAAGCAGGCGGTGGTTACCATGGTGCGTACACATCTAAAGAGAGTGCACAAGAGTACGTCAATACTCAAGACGCGCCTTCTGAGTACGAAATCAACGAGACCCATGCGCACATCGTGTTACTTAAGAACCCTGAGACAGGCGAGCTTGACCGTAGCCCGTGCATCATGGACTTCGCATCGTCTAAGCTACGCGTGTCTAAGGCTTGGAACTCCCAGATCGGTATGTTCGGCGGTGATCGGTTCGCAGGTCTTTGGAAAGTAGGCGGGGTTGCCACTGAGAACAAAAGCGGCAAAGTGTTTATGAATGTCGATGTTTCTTGGGTAGGTTGGGCTATGGAAGACGACTACAAATCAGCAGAGGCTCTATACGAGCAACACAGCTAATAACAAGTTGCCTCCGCGACTAAGGACGCAACGCTCGATACGTTGCGCCCTTTTTGGCCTAGCTTGATCCACTAGGAGTCGGAAACGGATCACTAAATTACCACCGCGAACCGGTAAAGGCTACAGGTTATTTTTGAGTGTATCTCCAACACAAAAATAACTGTGCCAACTACAGCTTGATGCACTGTAAGCCGAAACGCATCACTAGATTTATTACCCCAACTAATAAATGTGACTAAATGAACGAACATAGTTTTATAAAATCAATACACCGTACGCTGCCATCCGACCTTTTAGTATGGAAAATACACGACAGTTACGTGGGTGGTGTCCCTGATGCTATGTATGCCGGACCGGCGGGAACCCTATGGGTAGAGTATAAATACGTTCCTGCACTCCCAAAACGTGACTCTACGTTAATTAAAACCACGCTAAAACCACTCCAACTACAATGGCTTAATAAACTCCATAACTGCGGACAAAAAGCTGCACTTATCGTAGGAATCGAGGATACAGCCCTAATATTATTAGTAAATGACTGGACAGCTAATATAACAAAGGAGTATTATATAGAACATAAAGTAAATAGAAGCTTGATTAAAGATTTTATTATATGTTCAACTATGGAAGGGTGAGTATTATGAATCGTAACGTATCAAATGACCCGGTCGCAAATCTAAGAAGAATTTGGGACTCTAAAAAAATAGAGATGGAAGTGACTCAAACCGAAGCCGCCGGTAAATTAGGATGGTCTCAAGGAGCATTTGCGCAGTACGTCAATGGCTTAACAGCAATGTCGCCGCAAACAATCATTAAGTTGTCTAACTTCCTTGGAGTAGACCCCAGAGATATCGACCCTAACATAGCCGCGCTTCTACCAGACAACATACGTATGGCTGAGCTGTATTCCACAAGTGACGCTACAACAAAACTCAAAAGCCCCCCGCTCTTATATGACCAAGCGCAACTAGACTCGTTTTACATTAGAGTTGATGAAGAAAACGACTTACGAATACCAATCGGAGCGTTAATAGAAGTTACAAAAGATACCAGTGCCGCCCACCGATGCTCTAAAAATAGCTTACTTTATGTGGCCAAAGTAGAAGATAGAAAATCTTTTGTTATCGGAAATAAGAGCGTAATTGAAAAGTTTAAAGTTATTGAACAGTACACAATGCTCACCATACAAGTCAGTTAAAAACAACAAGTTATAATCCAAAAGCCCACTTAACAGTGGGTTTTTTTATATTTGATCTCCCACTGAACAGCCGCGTCTAATACTAAAGTATACAGTTAACTAGATTGTGACGTAGTTCACATTCTATTTACCTATCTTAGTTGCTATTACAATTCGCATATAATATTATAATTACTAATATTAGTAAGTGTAATAACCCAGACTACAGGGTTAAAACGCTATTTCGAAGTACCTTTCATAACCATGAGGCGATATCAAACACATGACACTGACAGACCTTTTGATGGACAAGTACGGACCTTTTTTAAATATGCAAGAACTAGCCGAAGTATTAAGGCTGAAAAAACAATCGCTTTATCAGCAGATATATAATGGCACGCTTGATATACCCCACGTCAAACGGGGTAAGAAATACTTATTCCCCACGCTTGAGACAGCGGCGTATCTCGAAGCGCGGTACGTAAGTTAAGATGAGACTGAAACAAAGTGTAGCACCAAGCAGGAGATGCGGTAAAACCGAACTGTCTTTCATTATATTCGATGAGCTATTACTAAGACAGTTCCCACCCAAGCCGCGCCCTAAAACAAACAGACATCCGATGGACACCCCTGTCAAGGAGCTATGGAAGGCTAGGAGATTTAGATGACCTACCCATACGCAGTGAGCAAGTCCCCTGGCTTAAGTTGCGTATACCGTTTAAGTTGCGTCCAATCCTTGTGGCCAGATACAGCGGCCACTTGGGGGATGCTCCAACCTTTCTCGAACAACCTACTTACACCCTCATGCCTTAAATCATGGAAGCGTAAATCGTAAATCCCTGCCTTAATACGTACTCGTCTAAAAGCATCGCCGATACTCTTTGTTGATGTTACATGAAGAACCCTACCATCGTCCCCAGTAAACTCTCGTGCACGTAGGAGCGCCTCTCTCACGGGCGGAAACATAGGTATTATCTGGTCATTACCTTCTTTCTCTTTAGGGTCTTTTCGATCCTTGATAAAGATAGTGCCTTTCTTAAAATCTAAATCCGACCACTTCATCCTAAAAATCTCCCCCTGCCTCATCGCAGAGTTCACTGCAATGTCCATTACAGGGCCTAGCCAAGGCGTCATGTCTATGTCCTGCAATAATTCGTACTCACCGTCTCTCAGTCTACGCTCTACGCACCGCGATCCACCTACCATATTAAGTTGGCCCAACACCCCACGAACCTCGTGGACTGGATTAAAGGGCAGGGGTGTCTTAAAGATAGTCCGACAAAAGTCTATGCACTGGGACAAATAACTTAGCTCTGTGCCGAGTGTGCTGCGGCGAACAGTTTCAGACCTGCGCTTTGCATACTCCATAATGAACTCATTATCAAAAGCCGCCAGAGAGACGCCCTCTAGTTCTCGCGCTAGAAATTCAACGGTGTGTAATTTGCTGTCGCAGAATACTTTTGTGTTTGGGTGTAGCGAGTCTCGCCAACGACGAAGAAGGTCGCTAACAAAGATGGATCGTTGTAAACGAAGATCGTTCCACGCTCCGGCTTCCATATCCGACGTCGTCGAATTAATCCATCGTTGAGCGGCTAATCTTGTTTTGAATGTTTTTGACTGATTGGGAAATCCGATGTGGCGAATTTGTGCTTGCCAACTTGCCTTTCCACGCTTCCTTATAGTGGCCATTTTAACTCCTTTTTAAACCTAGCTGTGACAGAATTGTGACAGCTAGGATATTTTAAGGAAAAAAGCCTTTAAAAACAACCTCTTATGCTTATGGCGGACCGGACGGGACTTGTAGCCAGTTCTAAATGAATACCTATATATATCAATAGCTTATGTTACTTTTACCCCTATTATACCTTTTTCCAGGAAGCCTGTAAGTTATTGATTTCTATCGTTATTTTATTTCTCTTTATTTCTCAGTGTGACAAATTGTGACAAACTATCTTTGGCGATCAGCGTAAGCATCACCAAACTGTAACCAAGCATGAACATCATAGTAATAGCCCCTATCAAAGCTGTTTGAAGAGGTGCTATTATAGTGGTACATTATTAGTAGAGCTAATGATAAAAGAGCATACGCTGTATACCCTTTTGGCATCTTCAAATCTTATTAAAACCTCGGTCTTCTGCACGGAACCATGTGTCTTCACACGAGCTTCCCGCCGTATCGTTGTAGTTAATCGTCAACTCTTCGCCTTTTTTAATCGCCTGTCTCGCAATAAAAAACAACAAACCTTCTTCCCCCTTGACTTCATATCTCAGAGACGCGTCGTCAGCGTGATTAAATAAGCTACCGACGCCTAGTGCTACTACAGTGCTAACACCGCATCCAAAAACAACATTCCGTAGTACTTGCGGCAATTGCCGGTAGCTCCCCTCCATACTAATAATCGGGCTAGTTTCTACTACTTGCTCTGCGTAAATGTCTTGCTCTGCGTAAATACCGCGTCCTCTCCCGTCTTCTAAATCCCGAATCGTGCACTCAATGGCTGCCTCAGAATACTTCGATTTAATATGAATCATAGCAGCGCAGGAATTCCCGACGTCACCGCTCCAATTTTAGACAGCAACGCGTCTTGCGCGTCTGTTAGCCCACTGCCAGTATTTACGGGTATGACAACCGCTCTTGTAGATACTTCGAGCCTTAAAAATGCATCGAAGCCTGCGGTTTGTTCGAACAAAGTGATACTAGGAGATCTAGGAAATAAGTTTCCAGTTACTATGATCTCCCCATTGTCTTCAGGCATTTTTATCCGCCACCCTAGGTCATTTCTACAGAAAAAGTAAGGGGCGATCTCTTGACCACCCCCGACTGCATCACCGCCCGTTGTATCAAAAGCAGGCGGGTACTTAGCATTATCACTAGCTACCACCCACTCTTTCCAAGCACCATATAAATTCTCTTCTACAGAGAATGTACCTAGTGAAGGTAGGGTGACATAAAGATTGTCACCATCAAATATTGCATCAGACATGTCTACCTCCGGTAGCTTAGTTAGTTGTTATGTAGGATTACTGTAGTTCCGGTCAAACCGTTGCTGTATAGGTAGTGTCAGATTAGAGCTTGTGTCTGCCCCAGATATTCTCAGATACTCATAACCTATAGAGTGAATAACAATATCAACACTAGCTACTGCAACAGTAGTTGTGAACGTAGTGCCTGAGTCCTCTATCCCTGCAAGCTCTGTAGTTGTACCAGCCTGATACACCCGTACTTCTGAGTTCGGCTGTAGACCTGTAAGAGTTAATATCGAAGGGTTGGCAATGTTTATCGTGCCTCCACCCGTAAGTATCGTAGTGCCCCCATCTAAATCTTTTTCAGCGGGTGTACTGACCTCTACAGCATTAGAGCTTGAGTTGATTAAGGTTAGAGTGTTAGCCCCAACATACTGGACAGCAATATCTCTAAGGTTGTCGTTTTGCACAAAAGTAATGTTATTTAGTGTCAACGTGTAATCAGTTGCATCAGTGGCTTGTCTTATCTCAATAGCACAATTCACATTTTGGTAAGTCGTGCCGCTTAACGCATTTAACGCGGCCTGTTGATTAGCCACCGTATCCTCATCGATCACCACTTCGGGAATAACCATTCGCTCAAAGATGTTTCTGCACTGCGCTTCCGTTAAGGAAGTATTGTTATACATTCCCAGATAGTTGGTATTCTTGGCTGTCGTTTGACTTTTGACAGTTGTCTCAGCGAATGATTTCAGGTCTTCCTTAGAGTTGCCAAGGGCTATGTCACCAGCATGGGCTGGGAACGTAGCTGTTCCATTTTCTTCTGCTGTTTCTTGCAATACGCCGTTGGCATACAAAAGAACTCTGTTTCCTGATCCTGAATGTTGGGTGTGGTACTCCCAAACACCCGCAAGAAAATACGCCCTGTTCGCTATTACCTTATCTTTTGTAGCCGCAATTAAAAATGGTTGCCCACCATCAGCGGCTTGGAATGTGGTCTGAGCACCTCCCATAAAGGCGAAGTTGTTTGTTCCACCACCCTGCTCGTATATACACGTTACGTTTTGTATAGCGTCTTGCCTAGCCCAAAGGAATACGGTTCGTGTGCCTGATCTGTAGGGTGGGCTAGAACCATTGATATCGGTGGTGTTGCTAAATACTGCGCCTCTCTGGGAGGTGTTAGTGCTGGCTGTCGTTCGGACAGAATGGCTGGCTCCGTAACAAACAGGGCTGGTTTGAAACGAATAATTTCCATTATATATATTTGTTGGTTCGCTACTGTTTCCTAAGTCGTCGGACGTAGATGTGCCCACATTGTCAAGAGTAAATAAGTGCGTTGCGCCTAGTCCTTGTAGGTATGATATAATTGCCATTTAAGCCCCCTTACGCATTACTGTAGTTACGCTCAAGTGGAGCTACCAATGCTATGTTTTGCCCAGTTGCCCTACCGATAGTAGCTGTGGCCGAGACGTACTGTGCTGTGTCTAGTCCAATCGCTACTACTGTGATAGATGCATCTGTACCTGCGGTACGCCCACCCTGCACATTATTGTCGTAGTCGAATGACCAGTTAATAGTCGAGTTGCCTGCGGTATTACCTAATATATCTACACCGTCATTATCGTCAACTAAGATAGCTGAGCCTGTTCCATAGCCAGACGTGAAGAACATTCTGTATGTTGCATCAGCATCATTAACAAGATTAGAGTTAAAGCTAAGTGTACCTGCGGCTACGAATGGGAATGTACGTACAGTACCACCTGTGTCTGTAAACTCGAGGCGGTTAGTGTCGTTGGTGTTGAAGTTATCAATAAAAACGCCAGTCGTAGTCGTTAGCGTATCACCTGCAAATGACATTAGATCGTTAGCTAGGAGGCCTACTTGTGTACCTGCGGATGTATCAATGTCACCTGATTGACGTAAGCTATATTGTACAAACTCATAGATCTCTTCGGCTGAGCCACTGTTACCATCGATAACTATGTCAAAGTTACGTGTGACACCACCAATGCTCCGTGTTACCGCGCCATACTCAATAGACATTCCTGTATACGGTGCGTTATTAGCAATATCGGTGTCAGAAGCACTGACTTTAGAGTCAGCCGCCTCGGCTAGAGGAAAACGGTTGGCAATGTAGTTTAGTGCGTTAAGACCGATACTGGTAGACGTAGAGCTGTCATAGGTCTTACCCTGTGATCGTATATAAGTCGTTAAGGTGTCTGATCTCTTGTCAAAGTTACCATTAGAAGAATCACCGAATGTCTGTATGGCCTGATTTATAGCACCTGTGAAGTCAAAGTCTGTCTTGGAAGTGTCAGAGCTAAAAGCATAGTACGGTGTATCTGCTGAATCAATGTTACCAAGCGAGATAACGCCCATGTATTCACGCTCGATTGCGCTAGATGAGCTGATTTCACGCCATCCAGCCGACCTGACTAAGTTTCGTGTTGTGTCATTAGCGGGTGTCCACCCGTTGATAAATTCAAACTGCTCAGGAGTAATTGACACCATAGGGAATGGGTACGGGATTAATGCGGCATCCGACTTCCACTCTTCTTTAAAGAATGAGTACAAGGCCTGTCCACTCACGCCGTCGTTTGACAAAACCCCCGCAATATTCAGTGTTATTGTTTTAGCAGCTACATCAATACCTACTTCTGTAGATTGATTTAGGTCATCTGGGTCTGTAATTAAAGCCATAAATTATCTCCAATATGGCTTCCTCCTGAAGGTATTTTAAGTTTCGACAACTCCTATAAGATTGCCGTTAGTGTCATAAGTAAACGTCTTAGTGATGCTGCTTCCTAAGTCGTCAAAGATTTGAATTGCCTGTAATTGATCGCCGGCATACGTCAGTAATTTGTAAAAACCTGTGCTGTAATCAACCCGAGTAATCTGCCCCGCTGTATAAGTAAATGAGGGTTCTATAAAGTTGTTTACTGCGTCCGCGCCCGGATTTCCTGTAACGCCTTGTGACCCTTGTGGGCCAGTGGTGCCAGGAATTCCTGTCATGCCTTGCGACCCTTGTGGCCCTTGTGGACCAGTGGGGCCTTGAGTACCACTACCTCCTGCCCCTACAAAAACTGTTTCCCTAAACTCAACATCGTCCGTTAAATCACGAAACGTGACTGCCCGATCAAGCTTCGCGCCACGCCTACCAAGCAATACTTCTAACGCTTCTTTGATCTGCGTTAACGTATTACGAAGCGGTGCGCTTGTACCTACGGGCGGGTTCGGTATACCTGGGATTTTTGTCCTGCGACTCACGTCCCACGAACCTCTTCGATAGATTCCGCCAAACAAAATTCATTAATAGCAAACTCAGATGAGACTTCGACTTCCCAACTTTGCGCGTAAACAGCGGGCGTACGTATTAGCGGTTCGCTTAATAAACCACCTGAAATATTCTCTGGGATAGTAGTCTGTAGGGTGTACCCCGCACCGACTTTGTCGATCTCGCATTGAAGTACTAGCGCCTTATCTGCAAATATTTTTATCGAGACAGGATAGGCTTCGGCAGAAATACTAAACCACGCCATACTCACTGGTTTTGGAGTCCGGTATTCCTTAGAGCGCCAAGTCAATACATTGCTAGCAGTGTCGGCTTGAAACTTATAAATAAAACCATTATCCACAAGATACAACGACCCATCTTTCTTATGTGAGTAGCCGCCATCGACGCAGATTTCTGAGCCTTTTGTCTCTTCGCCGTTCGGGAACGGGTCAGCGTTATCCCCAATTCCATCACCGTCGGAGTCCGCCCATTCGGTCGGGTCATTCGGGAATGCATCGATTGCGTCGTCATAACCATCTCCATCTGCGTCATTAGGGTTCGGTATTACTTCTGCTTGGTATTGAAAAATACGGGTGTGGCCGTAGGCGGAACCATCCCACCCTTCGTTATCGCCCTCTGGATCAGGTAATGCTTCTAGCCCACCGGCATCGTTTAGCGGAGCGGAGATCGCGACTCGTGACCCGTCTGCATTTAATGCAAGACCATCTTCACCGCTGTTGTCGTACCGCGCTTCGCCCTCTATGGTCGCGCCTTTCTGTGCAATGGTACTGCCATACACTAAATAAGTGCGATTCTGTCCGGCGCGAGGCTGTGCTACATCGTTACGCGGTCTAATGTAATTGTTAACGGTAACGGTCGTGCCGTCCGCAGAAATCGCGACGTTGTAACCGGCGTACGAGAAAGCTTCGACTCCTTCCTCTATAGTTCCGAGGAGCTGCCAAGTAGTATTAGTAATGTTATACATGCAGGCGCGACCGCCGTTATAATAATTATCACTATTATAGGGATCGCCAATAACGAACTTTTCGCCGTCCGCGCTTAACGCTCCGCTCACACCGTCGATCATGTTGTTGTAACTAGCGTACCCAAAAAGATTATCGCTTTTAGTAATAGTCACTGCGGAGTTGGCATCGGTATAGTTAGTAAAAGTTGTCCATCGTATACTGCGAGTGACGCGCACATGCTCAATAACCCTGGTGCCGTCCGCACTCATATCAAGCAGTACTGGTTTGTCATTGTAATCATATGGCGCTTCTGCAAAAACCGCCCAATCCGAGGTCGCTGAGTCCCAATCGTAGATGATATAAGACGTAGCGAAAACAGGCTTTGAAATACAGAGCCTCAACCCTTTGTTATTTGAGCCACTAGCAGGTATCTGAGCAAGTTTAATTGGCCCTTGACCAGTTTGCGTCGTGTGGTTAATAAGATTACCGATCATCGCCCAAGCACTGCCCGTCCACTCGTAGACAGAGGTTGCGCCAGGATTTGCCGCGCCGAGATTCCACTGTGTAACAGCAACAAAATTACCGTCGCTGCTAAGAGATAAAGCGCCACCAAAACGCGCGTAATTTGTTGCGCCGTATAGCGAGGCACCCCGTTGAACCCAGACGCCACCTAGTTCATCAAAAATACGTACGCGACCTCCGGCAATGCCGTTAGTCAGGCCGTCGGTGTTTTGCGTAGAACTTATTGCAAGCGTAGTACCTGAATCGGACAAACAAATACGCCACCCGTCATAATCAAATTCATTAACGCCATCAATATCCGCGCCTAGTTGATCCCAAATAAAAGCCATCAGTTAATCTCCGCTGTAATTGACCAAGTGAGCGCTACTGAATTAGGTGAGAAACCATCCCGCTCAAGCGTAGTGCCCGGATAACAGCGTTTTATTTCATAAACAGTTGTGCCGCCCGCGCCAGAAATAGCTTCGGTAACCCACGGATTCTCGGATATAGTAGAAGTAAAGAAGCGCGGTACGCTTGGTTCTCCGCCCGACACATCCTGAACTATTTGGGTAGCTCTGGTCAGCTCAATTCCATTTGCGAACAGTACAAAATCTGAAATCTCTGGAGATGTGCTTGTGTTCATTGCGAAAGTCCACGAAGCAAACATATTAAAGCTTACGTCGACGGTGCCTGATGTAGGTAGGTTCAAAGTCACAGTTGGGTTAACGGCATAACTGTTAGAGGTATTAGCCACTAAGCTGCTAAGTACTTCAACAGAGCGTATTACTGTAAGCGCGTTATTACCATTTGAGTCGGTAACAAAATACGTCACCGTGTAGTTACCTACAACATTAGTATCAACAGTGCTAATGTTAGTTATGGAGCCTGTCAGGTCGCCATCTTCTGCGTCTGTCGCTGTCGCACCTGCGTCTGAATAGGTTTGACCCGCTGTAATTTGTACCGACGCATCGCCGAGTAATGTAATTACGGGTGCTCCGATAGCGGATACTGCTACCGTGCGCTCTACTTGGAGAGCCGGATTTCCTGCTTCATCGCTCACGTTATAAGTAACGATATAAGAACCCGCTACATTAGTATCAACGGGGTTATAAACTGTAATAAGCGAGCTAATCACACCATCCACGTCGTCGATCGCTTGCGCACCTGCATCGATGTAAGGATCGCCAACTTGTAATGTCACAGTACTTGGGCCGGACAGCGTGATAATAGGGCCGACGCCGTCAGGGTTGAAAAGCGGCGGGGTTTCTAGTGAGCCAGTCGTCGTTAAGGTTGCCTGTTGCGAACGGGGGTCCCATCGCCAACCGCCACACACACCGTTCTTCTCCCAAAAAGCGACGTACGTCCCTTCGTGCTTAAAGCACTTCACGATCTCGGGATAGAAATCGTCATTCCAATCATCGTAACTCACAAGATCGCGGGTAATCACGCCTCCTTGTGTGCCTTGGACTGAGACCAAACCATCAGGACCGCAATACAAAACGTACTCGCCCATGTCTACTACTGAGTCGACGTTGATACAAGCTTGTGCAAGGTCTACACGGATCGCGGTCATCGAACTAGGGTCAGTGCCTGTAATAAAATATGGAGTGCCGTCTGTTAAAGCTATGACGCCGTTTGACGTACCGGAAATCGCGACTATGTCTTCTTCTGTAGTAATACGGTATTGGACGGGCCACGCGTGCGGTAGGAATGGTTCACTTAGACAAAACCGCTTACCGGAAAACCCTGCAAACACGCCATTGGCAATAGCGATCAAGCCTTGCAACGGGCCGTTCGGGTATAGCGAGGCATTGTCATCCGGCGGTCCAATCCAAGTAAGACTTGGAAGAACTTCGCCAAGTTGGGTGGAGCTTTTTGTATCCAGATAAGAAGTCGCGTTCATCTGAATCTCATCTAAGAACTGAAAATCAGTGCTGTTAGAACCTGTGTTAGCACGATAGATTCGGATTTTTGAACTGTCCGCGATTAGAGGGTTATATGCAAAATTGTAATCACCTGGGTAGACACCGTTAGTGCCAGTAAGTGTCGGGAACGTTAACAATACCGCGCCTGAATCAACTAATTCTAATGAATCTGAGGGTGGAGACGGCGGCCCTTCTTCCCCGTAAACGCTGACGTACGTATAAACGTACGCTGAATCTTGAGGTGTATCTCCTAGACCCGAACCGGACTCCGCTACTGCCAAAGGTGCAACCGAAGGGGCAGGGATACCAAGCCTATAGCTAGCCGCAGGGTAGGGGCCACTGCCATTTAAAATAAGAGCGCGGTCGCTGAGTCGGGGATACGCTTCCCCCGTCCAATAGAGGCGTCCGTTTTGATCGTCGGGAATAGGGCCGTTTGCTACAGATACTTTGTATAACCACGACAACCAGTTCACATCCTCGTAAAGATAGATATGGTTGTGGGTCAAGTCGGCGAGCCGCACTTCTGCTTTACTTAGCTTCTCCGCAGACAGACGACCGCTTTCTATTTCTACGTTGTTAGCTACTTGGGCGTAGGTGTCAGCCAATAGTCGCGGCGTCACTATCGGGGCTAATCCGCCAAAACTTGTTTGCTTGAAGTAAGCCATAAAATCCCCAATAAAAGTCTCTCTATTATATTAGTATCGCTAATATAATGCTACCCAATTCTTAACTTAAAATCGCTGCCTTCAAAGGCCCGTCTAAGTTTATTTAGTGCGGGCTTTGAACTAAGGACCGCGTCTTGGCCTTTTATTTGACCGTGGTGCTTGCCTACTAAAATACAGCCTTTTGTATGGCGTACTAAGTTTCCCGCATGTATCAAAATGGCGGAGCGGCCCTCTACATCTTGAAGGTGCCAGACCCTCTTATATTTGCCCGAGGCAGATGCTTCCATCCACTTACATATATACTCACCCTCGGGGATACAAGAGATGTTTGGTTCGTTATTTATCCAGGCACGCTCAAGCGTCTTTAAGCTATCCCCGTTGGGTAATAGTAGGGACCCCAGTGTTATGTAGGGTCTGTACTCCCTTTTAAGTATTAACTCTTTCACTTCTTTTTTTGCCCTAAAATACCTTCAAACGCACCACCTCCAAAGTAAAATCCTACAATGGTTAGCATTATCCAATCTATTTTAAATGCACTAATGATCTCTTCGACTTCCGTAACCTCTCCCGTCTTAAAAAATAAGAGCAGTACCATTATGTATGAGCCAACAAAGGTAAAGGAAAATATAAGAGCAAGGTATCTTTGAGCAACTTTAAATGGAGAGTAAGCCGTTAATAAATCTGTCTTGGCCTTAGTTTTAGCTTCTATCTCTTCAGTTTTGGAGGTATGCATGGAGTCAATAAGCTCAATACCTTTGCTAATAACGTCACCACTGCCTAGAATATTGCTAAGAATGCCCATTTACCTAACTCCTAATTATAAAAATTACACAACTAAGTCCGGCCATCCAGATAGATCCGGCTAGCCAAACACCTATTTTCGCAACGGTGCTGTTCCGCGATGTATGAGTCACGGTCTCTTCAAGCTTTTTTTCTTGTTCATCTAGACGAAACTCATGCCTATCTGTGCGACCATTGCTCGCTAGCAGTTTTTCCTCTACGCGTGCGACGCTCGCCAAAACCTCAGTCAGTTTGTCTATTTTGTTCTCAAGGCGATCAAAGCGTTGATCTACTTTAGATGTTTCCATTTCTATACCCAATTTAAAGAGCGACCCTAGCCACTCGACCTATTTTCTCCCAAGGAGTTATTAACCCTGCGCCTAATACTGCGCCGACTGCTTCGGGAGGCGAGTTGATTCTGCTGTAAGCCGCGTCAACCGGGCCATCAGACAGTATTTTTTCTGCAAGTTCAGCGGTGGGGCCAAGTAATGAGGCTATTGCAGAACCACCCCAATCACTACTTCGTTGCGCCATTGAAAGCATACCTAGCGGGCCGTCAAGACCGGATCGTCCCCAGAGTTCCGCGAAGTACGTTCCGTAATCCATCTTGTCGGTTCTAAGATATTTAAGGCCGTCACCGTCAGTGAATGTGTAAGACAGTCCAACCTTTGCGTACTCTCTTAACTCCAGACCTAATGCGGCTAGTGGCATAAATGCCGCCGCTGTTATTAATAGCAGTGGCCCCATTGCAGGAATAACGCCTTCACCTTCATTGATTCGCTTAACAAATTCTCTTCCCATACCGCCTATGATTACGTTATTAAACGAGTACAGAAATGACTTTAGCTGCCAGATAAGCGCGAACCGTGGATCGGAAGCCCATATCGGACGTTCCGCAGGGTTGGGCCGTAGTACGGACTCTTCGACAAACACAGCGAGCGCCTGTCTTACTGCCGCACCTTCTGGGCCAGTGAAACTAAAGTTGTTGTCCTGCCAAGCCTTGACGTCTTCCGGCGTGACGTTCAAGTCGGATAAATAACGAGCAGACCTCTTGTTAGGATTATTGGCATGCTCTATCAAGAACCGCTTACCCATGCCTGACGCGAACTCTCGTGAGAGCGTGGTGATGCCTTGCAACCCTGTCCACTTGAAAAACTTATCAGTAGCCGCACGAACCTTTGGATCAAGCTGATTGCTATCTGCCTGCGACATAAAGGCGTTGGCTGTTGCTTCGGGAAGTACAACTCCAATATCGTTAGCAAAGCGGAGGGCCGCCGCCTTATCGTTGTACATACTCACACCTTCTTTCATGGCCATAACCAGACCATTAAACTCACGCGTGCGCGCGACAGAACCCGCGAAATCGGGAATCGACGCAAAGACGGCGAAGGGGAGCATGGTGACAAGGTTCAGCATCTGCATGTAACTGCTAGCCTGTCTCCAGAAAGGGGAGAGTGGCGTTATATTGCCTAGATATGTATGGATAACGGACTCGGCTATTTCCCTACGCTCTGGCGAGATATCCGCAAGCAACGCTTCTAGCCTGTTAGTACCATTCTTATCTTTTATGGCTTTGTTCCACTCGACGCGTTTTGTGACCTGTTCAAGGTAACTTAGTAACGCAACTTCGGGGCCTTGCAGAAAACCATTCTCTTTTAGACGTGTCGGGTCTATGTTAGCTGTCAGACTGATACTAGCTTCTGCGGTTTCACCTGGCTCCATGTAGTCGACCTCATTAAGGTCCATAGATGTGTCATCAGTTGCCGCCACTCTCTGGTATTTAAGTATGCGAGCAACAGCTTTTTTTACCTTCTTCGGGTCGGCATCAGGGTCTTCGCGTAATATGAATGCCTCGAACTTTCGCGTGTCTCCTGCGATCGCCTCTAGGCTTAATAGAACAGGAAAATAGTCAGGTCTAAATGCTATGTCTGTGTTGGAGGGCGCTATATAATTTTTGTGTACGCCCTCTAAGAACTTACGAATCTCTTTTGCTTTCGCATTTTTAAGCGCTGCTGTAGGAGTCCCGCTTGCGGCGGCGGCAAGAGCTGCTTTTGTCGCGTCGTTATCCCAGTTCGTACCAAGTATTTTGAATAGCTCTCCGCGAAGCCTATCTCGTGCGAGGCCGCGCGCTTTGATAAAGCCTTGAGAACCTGGGTTTGTGCTAGTTCTTGAGTTGGCTTTGACGTAGAACAGGTCAGCTATTTCGTCACCAACAGTTGTCCGCAAAACATTATCTGCGGAAGCCAGTAACCCCATCGTCTTTATTGCAGAGCTATTCTTTCGAGCTAGTTCTAAGCCCCACTCACCTTGCTTAATAAACCACGCCTTAGCGAGTCCCGTAACACCACCTGCTTTTGCGATCTCTTCGCGCATACCCTGTACGAACATCTTCTGCTCATAAGGTATGTCAGTCGGAACAGGGCCGGTGCCTTTTGCCATTTCAGGCTGAGCAGTTTCTTGTTGGGCGGGTTTAACTTTAGATTTAGCGTTCCTCGCGGCGACTTCTTCAAAGATGTTCTTAGGCGCACTTTGATCTGTGCCGCCGAACCGTGCACCACGTAGCGCGGTTCCATAACCGACAACCGCGCCCTCTGGATTATAAATCGGGGTTATGATTGTCTCTTTAGTCGCATGTCGAGTCACCTTTACGCCGTTCATGTAGGATCTGAATCTTGGAGGCACGGTCTCAGTACGGCGGAAAATAGAATGGTTGGTTAGCGCTTTCCACAAGGCTCTAAACCTAGCGGCGACCCGTTTGAAGTGACTGTCAACTGCGGACTTCGCTGCGCGCTTATCGCCAAGCATGTCTTCTTTAGCCCAAGCCGCTACCTTGTCGGCGTACCACTCTTCAAAGCCATCTTCTTCCCACTGAGTAACCGGCTTGCCTGACTCTCGTGCAGCGTTGCGCTCTGTTTCGAACGCTGTTACTAGCCTCTTGTAGACCGCAGGATTAGTAAGCGTACTGTTAATCTCTTCTTTAAATAAGGCATGTCCCATTTCATGGGCCGCTGTCAAAGCAAGTCCTACTTCATTTGTATTATGGAGGTCGTTAACCATAATCAACGTAGCGCCGTCGTAGGGTATATGGAAACCCCTCATACGTTTTGCGGCGAAGTTGTGTACAAGTAACTGCGACAAGTGCTTCGCGACAGAAGGGGAGGATGTCATTGGTGTTAATACGCTTTGAGCGGCGTGCCTGACAATCTCATCGCCTACCTTTGTAGGATCGCCAAGCTCATCTATTGCCGTGCTTAACTTGTCATTAAGTAGTCCGGCCTGAGACAGCTTTAAGAAGTACTTGCCTACTGATTCTTTATCGGACAAATCTAATGGTTTACGTGACGAGGCTCTTCGAGCTTTTTGTGTTTCAGTGGCTTTCCGAGCAGAGATATTGCCACCGTTAAGAATTGTTCTAGCGGTACGAGCGGCGTCGGAACTTCTTTTGCCGATGTATCCATCTAGCTGTAGGCGCGTTGCGTCGTTAAAGCCTTGTAGACTGACAACTGATACGGGGGATTTGAGTTTTATCGCATGGCCGAGCCGCTTCATCAGGGTCGCAACTTCTGCGCCCATAGAACCAAACGGATAGCTAATGCCTGACTTCTTATATAATTTGCGCCTTTGGCCACGGCTCGTAGATGACGTTGAAGGCGCGCTACCTATGGGTACGTTTTGCGTAGAGTCACGGTTGAGCGCGTCTTGAAGGTTTAAGGTCGTTAGTATATCGCCCCGACTGCGAGAAGAGTCTTCGGACATCTCACTCGTGTTCGTATTACCTGTATCTTGATTCTGTCGAGCTTCTGCGGCATCGTCTCTAAGCATGGGTTCGACTGCGGAGCCGTCAATGACCGACCCCCTATCTCTAACGGTCGCGTCCACGCCGCCAGTACCAACAAAACCATCATCGGTACTACCAACACGTCGATTAAGCTCGTTACCCTCATCGTCGTAAGTTACTACCTGTTCTTGAGTGCGCTCAGGCGAGGTGGCTACTGTTACGCCGTCTTTCGCGTCATCAAGTGTTTCCCTAGTGGTCGCTTTCGGCCTTAAAACTTGGTGTAGTTTTACAGGTTGGTTACCGCTGTCACGTCCTACTTCGACGTTTGCGATGGACGGGGGGACTCCACCAAACTCTTTGAACTTTGACTTAGTAGCGAAATTTTTAAGTATGTCATCAATATGTGTGCCACCAACTTCTACGTCGTATCCCTGTATGGTTAACTCAGCCAACATACCTAATAAACCATTACGCATTGAATCTATACCGCCGGAGAACTGCCCCGTTAAGGACTCTTCTATTCGGCGACCCGAATTCATAAGGTCAGCAGGGTTTACCGCGACCGACTTGGTCGCGCCTGGGGCGGTAACATCGAAGGTACGGAACTCTGGCTTTGATTGGCTCGCTTGCGTTATGGCTCGCTGTACAAATACGCTCTTTGGAACCATCTCGTCGGGCGCGCCTTTTTGTTTTTGCTTGGCACTTGGCACCCATCGAATTAACTCTGAGTCCGGCGATGTTTCAACTTCAATGGCATACGCGCCATCTTCGTTCTGCTTAATCATGACCGTTTCATTCGGAGAGCTTTCTTGTATCTTCGCCGCAGTCTCTAGCATGCTCTTAGGCATAGCTTGGAAATAGGGCTGTGACCAGTCGTACTGTTGGTTAGAGACATTCTCCCAATTAGCTCGCGCTCCGCCAACACCCTCATAGGCGTTCTCGCCAGTAGCGGCCTTATAAGAATCGACCTCCTGACCATCCTTTATAAAAGTATGTCTATGTGTCGTAGGTTCAATGGTGGTGGAGTTTGCATCAAATTCACTATCGTTCTGAGATCGCTCTAGTAATTCTTGCTCATCCAGTTGCTGATCGGAGTCAACATCGCCGTCTTCATCCTGCATCATCGAAACTTTTGGACCCGTGCGTTTTGCGCGGTCGACCATCGCTTCTTCAACGCCTAATGTTTCTTGGCGACCGCCTTTAGGTGTGAGGCGAAGTGCGGCTTGTTCTGCATCTGCTATACCTTCAGCGTTAGTAGTTTGTTCAGAAACTACATCACCCGCCTCGTTATAAACCCTTACGATAAGATCATCGCCAGGTTCTTTTACCCTACTGTATCCAAGGGCGGCAGAGAGAGTAGCGTCTGATGCGGCTCCTTTAATAACCTCGGATACTACCTCGCTATCAGTGGATATAATGGTGCCTCTCCCTGGTATAAATGCGCCGTAAGCAGTCTCTTCTCCGCCTTCTGAGGAGACTTTCATCTTGCGTACTTTGTTAGGGCGTGACCCTTTTATGCGTTCATCAGGCTCCGTACCACTAATCCATACAGCCTCTTTGCTACTGGTGGAATCAAGCATTGCAGAAATCTGACCGTTTATGTCACGTTCGGATTCCTGTGTCGTTTGCCCAACTTCTACACCTCCTGTTATCTCATCTGCTGCGGCTTTTTCAGTCGCATAAGCTTTAATCTTTTCCGTCATCTCTGATGACTGTTTCACGATACTTTGTGCGGTACTTGATACGGCAGAACCACCACCGGCAAGTGCACCACCACCAAAGAAACCTGTGAACAATGCTTGCGATAGACGTAAGTTCTGATCTGCTTCCGCATACGTGGGTTCTAAGTCCACGCGGTTTGCTACCGATATACCCTCTTGGACAAGTTCAGCGCCGCCTTCTGTGACGCCACCCTTTAGAAAGTCTTCGGCGACCTTGTTCCATATAGAGGTTTCGGTAGTGGCTTTTTTACTCGCCATCTTTCCAATCATTTTTGCCAAGCCGATTTCACCTAGCACACCAATCGCCGCTTGCGGGATAGCTACTGTACCTGCGCGAAGTGCCTGACCTCGGTCTAGTTCTTTGCCTGCTTCAAGTGCTTCTGATACATTCCCGCCTGTAAGAGGTGCGTATTCAGCTAAGCCCGCGCCAATGATGCCGCCTTTCTGCATGTTCTTTAACTGAGCAAGTTCCCGCAGAGCTTCGTAGCTACCTTGCGCGATTCGTTTTTGCGTGGCGTTCGCTGTACCATCAGCCGTCGCTTGAGCGGCTTCTTGTATTAGTTTTTTTGTTAAGTGTTTTGATCCCTGTTTCGTGGCGACCTTTGCGGTAATGGCACCTACACCCGCTGACCCGATAGACATGATCGCACTGGGCAGTATCTGACCTGTACCTGCCAAGACTTGTGTGAAGAACCCTTCGATCGTCGGTTCTTCTAAAAAATCTGAGAAGGTCTCAATCCCATCCGTGTCTATACCGGCTAATGCTTCTAAGGAGCGTGCATCTCTTATGCTTTCTGCGGCACCTTTCTTATCGCCAATAAGTGTTTGACCGGCAGCTTTAAAGTACTCAAGATCAGAGGATATGCCTTTTATACCCGCCTGTGCGTTTGCGCCGAAGACCTCGAACGCACTGCGGTCAGGGGCCTCACTCGGAGCATCGAGCCTATCAGCCATTAACTCAGCCGGTTTCTCTTCTCCAAAAAGAAGTGTCTGGAACGGGTCTTGAGCCATTATTTATCCCTCTTGACCATTTAAGTCGGCAGCGAGTTTAAGCATTTTGTAAATGTTGATGTCCATCGCTTCTAAGTCTTTCCTTGATATGGACTCACCGGCAACCCCGTTTGGCCCGACATAGACTAAGTCTCCATCATCAGAGTTACGGACATAGTTGAGGTTAAAGTCGCCTACCTGTCCCGCTCCAACTTCTTGCTCGCCTGGGGTTAGCACTTCACCAAGCCACCCTAAAAGAGAGGGGTTTTTCGCCGCTTCACCTTGAAGAATATAACTTACAGTAGGGTTTATGCCGTCGACATAAGCTTGCTTTGCCTCTTGGGACTGCGCGCTTTTTAGTCTAGCGAACATGCCGCGCAAGGAAGTACTAAGCTTTTTATTCAATGCCTGACTAGGAGGGAGGCGCCCTCCGTCTTCTTCGTCAGTCGTTATTTCCAAAAATCGCTTTGTGTGCGTGTCTGAGACGGTGCCCGCAGTCTCTACTTCTTTAGCTACTACTTTAGCTTTCGCCACTTTAGCTTTGTCTTCGCGCAATGCTCGCGCCTTAAGAGCATTGTTTGCGTTCGCATCTACTTGGGCTTCGGTTCGCCCATTCCTTTCAATCTCATCTATCTGGTTATTAGCAATGGCGGTTCTGTCAGATGCTTCTGACCACGAGTGCGCGACCCATACCGCCCGAATAGCTTGTAGTTCGGTTAGCTTGCCCTCTGCTACTTTGGCATCGAAATCCTCTTGCGAGAGAATATCTTGGCCTGTTAGAAACTCAACCATCTGCTCCTTTTGTTGGGGAGTCGCTTCTTTTGACTTGTCTGCGATGGCCGCTTTTATAGTGTCGATGTCGAGCTTGAATGGCGGTGGCGTAATGTCCCCCCCAATGTCTTTGGCATCGACAGGGTTGCCTTCGGTATCTGTCCCATAGGTAGCCAAGAACTTCGCCGGACCCATCTCAGCAAACTTCTTCTTAGCGTTCGGGTTTGACTCGATCACACGCGCTATGTGCGCCTTGTTCTCGCCTTGGTCAAAGAATTTTTCTGCGGCAGTATTTAGCTCATAATCTTCATCTGACTGCTTTGAGAACAGATAGCCTGACTTGCCGCCTTTCGATCCGATGTCGCTTGAGGATATCTCATTTTCTAGCCAGTCATAGGAGGCCCGTTGGCCCTCAGTTTCGAGGCCGGACCGACCCATTTTATCGCCTATGGCTCCCCACGATTCAGACGAGGTTATCCCAATTCCTCGGCCTACGTATTGCTCGCCCGGAGGATTAAGTGCGCGCCCAAATGGAGTTTGTGATGACTCGCTCGTTCCTGCGTTACGCGCTGCTTCCTCTGCTTCAAGCTCTGCGGGGTCGCCGCCGACCGTCTTATACAACTCTAATAATTCGTCATAGTCATCTGTCATAGCGACTTCGCTAATAAATTGACGAGCAAGTGCCGGATCGTTCATCTGCTGTAATGAGACTTGTCGCTCCACTGCGTCACGCAACCCTTGCACTCTTATCTCACCGGCTGTCTCTGCCGCCATGGCCGCGTTAACATTTATCTTGGCCTGAAATGCTTTAGACGTGGAGCCGCCGTTGCTGATTACTGACGTCATCGAATTTTGCATGAGCTTTGCCGCCGTTGCATGGGTCATGGCGTCGATCTTGTCGTCACTCGGATCGTTTGTTGCACCCGTGGTAGGCGGTACGCGCTCACCGGCTCTGGGGCCACTTGCAATCACAAGTTGGGGGACCACACTTGTATCGGTAACATCAAAACCTACCACATCGATGTCTACTTTTTCGCCATCGATCATAGTGAACTGGTACGCGGCCTGTCTGCTAAACATAGACGCCGCAAGCTCTGAGTTTTCCTGCATAAAGGCTACGGGGTCTGTTAATTTAGTTGGGTTATAGGGATCGAACTGGTTCGTCCCGGCTATCAAGTCCGTCATGCGGATGTTGGAGTCTGTCGTTTTAACCTTATTTGAAGCATAGAGGGCATCTGCATTCTGCTGAACTTTTCCGGTTACGTTTGCTTCCGAAAGTTCAATCTGCGAATCCGCTAACTTCCGGGCGCTCTCCCGCTGTAATTTGTTATAGGCATAAGTTTCCTCGCTTTGGTCATACGCTTGCTTAGCGTTTTTTAAGGTTTGCTGCTTGGAATCTTCGGTTATTTTCCGCTGACTTATGTCGTACTCAGACTGCTCAGCCGCTCGCTCCTCTCGGGCAACACGACGCTTCTCGTCCGCCGCGTTCTGATCCCGCACCGCTTGACTATTTGCCATAGCACCGTAACCTCGAATTACTCCTAAGATTGCGTCACCGTTATTATATTGAGCCATCAGTGTTGCTCCTTAAAATGTCATTGCCATGATCGCCGCCGCACCAAGCGATCCGAGCGATGAATAGGTTTGTGCCTTATGCTGTGCTTTTGCAGATTTATAGGCGTTGTCTAACTGGTTCTTATTCTGTGCCGAGTTACTTAGCCCTTGCATGGAACGTTGGTATACGCCTTGGCCCACATCTATCACACCGCCAAGAAGCGCTGTATTCGTATCTTTCTGCACGAGTCGCGCGCTGTTAACTGCTTGCGCAGAACCAAGGGTGGAGGATAGCTCTAGCCCTCTGTCTTGTTGTTGCTTCTGAGCGCCAGTTAGGGAGCTGCCATAACGCTCTCTGTTTCTTTCAGCTACACCGGACATGAGTGCGCTAGACTCTTTAGAGTCAACTCGCGCCTGATCTATGAGGGATGTATCAGTTCGTGCGCGCTCAACTAAGTCTCTTTCAAACTGGCCATAGTCTTTTTGGTACGACGAATAATCCTCCCGCGTCATTTGCGCGAGTAGGGCGTCTGGGTCACGGGAGTTCGTGCTTGAATAACTGCCGGCGGTGCCCAGTCTCTGCCCTCCACGATCTATACCCATTTGGTTTCTAACCATTACTTCCCCCTTGTGAATTCAAGCTAGTTGCCATCTTTGTAAAGAAGCCGTCTTTGCCGTCGGCGTCTCCACCGGCACCAAACAGTCCTGCTGAACCTGCTTTCATTACGGCGGACGTACCTATTTTAAGCATTGCCTGCGTTCTAGCGCCCTTTACTAGCCTGTTATTCTCAGCGTCTTTAAGCGTGTTGTTAGTCTCCATACTGGCTAATGCTGACAGACCTTGATTCCCTACACCGGCCTGCTTGTTACGCGTTGCAAGTACTCCGGCTGATAGATCGTTTCGCGCCTTCAAGCCTTTTGCAGTAGCGTCACCAAGCGTACTTCCGAGCGCATTTGCGCCCATGCCTGCGGCGTCTTCGTTCGTCACATCGGAGTAACTAAGGTTCTTTGTTAGCGCCTGCATAGCGTTCGCGTTGCCTCGACCACGTAGCATGGTTGCAGTGTCATCGGACTCCGCCTGTTTTTTTAGATCAAGAAGGGCAGGGTTATACAGGTTCTGAAACTTGTCCCAGTCTGCTTTCGCCACTCTTGTCTGTTGAATGTTTGCTTCCGATTCTTGAAACTCGGATTGTTTTGGCCCACTACCCATTACAACGACCTCGTGTAAATTACAGTTTCTTTAGACCAACCCTGTGATAGGAGGTATGGCTCCATCGCAGTAATCGGGGTTCGTACTTCTATGTGCTTATGTCCGTTCTCTCTGGCGATATCGGCAAAGAAGTCGTAGTGTTTAATCACGCAATTCTGTCCACGTACCTTGGTCCACGCTATCCACACTAGGAAGGTTCTGTCGCCTGTGTGGCTGTCAGTCTCTGGGGTAGCTACCACGAACCCATCGAATTGTTCTGTGACCCACAACAATGCTTTTTGGTTAACACAAGCGGCGTAGACGTCTTCGGCTCGGTACGTTAACTGCGGTTGTTCGGCCAGAATCTCTTCTACGCCTTCACGAACCCAGTCCCATTGTTCGCGTATGTCAACGCAGATAGGGTTACCGTCTCCCATATTTGCGCCTCGCAGTCTTAGTGGCAACGCCTCCGTATCCAGTCTTTCGTACGATGCCTGTGTCCGCCTGTCGTGATTTAAGTGTCGCGTCAGCTATTGCGACAGAGAACAAAGCGCTGTACTCGCGTGCGGCGTTTGGATCGCCCCATTCTTTAGCAGGATGTCTTAGCAAACGGTACAAAGCGCCATATAAAATAGCTTCTTTATAGTCATCTAATACTGTTGATTTAATCCCGTTAGAGGTGGTCGCAGGTCGTAGCACTGCACGAATAGTGAATTCACTGGAATCATCAGGGGAGGGGAATAGCGATATTCTATTGCCGTCATCTTTTAAATAGTGAGTCGGTTGCGAAAGTCCGCGATTAGGCATGCGGCTCGCTACAAGGCTAAAACTAGTAGGTTCAAGCTCGCGGCCACCTGACGTTACTGTAAGTATTTTTTCTAGCACAGTGCCTATTGGGAGGTCTAACAAGTAGGTACTTTGTCCTTCTACCATCTGTATAGGGGCAAGCGTTTCTTGGTAAACATCTGTCAGTTTACAAAGCTCAATAGCCGCGCTTCGAACCTCATTAAGAATAAGACCGTCGGGGCATCCAGGAACAAAGGGTATTAAGTCGACGACACACCCGTCCCATGACGAAGTATTATCGGCAAGAACAGTAACGCTTCTTTGGACTGAGGCGGTGTTTCCGGCGGTGTTAGTAGTCTGATATTCGATCGGGTATGTACCGGGAGTACTTACATCTACAGCGCCGATAATAACCACTGTATCCGTTATTACACCATCAACCGTATCTGTTGCTGCGGCACCAGACTCTGGGTAAGGCTCGTTTTGTTCTAAGGTAATGGCGGGCATGCCTACCAACTCTATCGTCGGTACTGAAGTATTCGCGACGTTTACTGTACGAGTAAGCGTGTCAGTTAAAAATGGAGTGGTCGCTGTGTAAGTCACAGTGTAAGACCCAACTTGTGTAATGTCGGGTAAGTCAGTTGTAACAACCGCTACAGCGTTACCGTCTTGGTCGACTGCTGTAGCCCCTGCATCTGAATAAGCCGTGTTAATTTCAGTTGTAACAGTTGTTGCGCCTATAAGTGTCATGTCCAAACTTGGCACAAAACTGTTTACGACGTTTACTGTACGAGTGTCCGTAACCTCATTAGCGCCATCGCCAACGCTGTATAAAACGCCGTAAGCTCCGACAGCAGTGATGTTAGGCAGGTTATCTGTTCGCACGCTTATGGGAGTGCCAAACTGGTCTACCGCAGTAGCACCTGCGTCAATGTAGAAGGTATTAATCTCGTGCGTAACTGGTGAAGATCCAAGCACAGTAAGGGTGTAAATTGGATCTTCAACAGGTGCGCCACCAGACGCAAGTTCTATCGTATCGATCCATACTGCTTTCTCTTGGTATGAAGGTTTGGTTGCAAACACGACTCGCAAAGAACCGTCGTCGAGCAAAACCGCTTGGTGGCTGACAATTTCCGTATATGTTTCTTGCAACTCAGATGATGGGGAATCAACAATAAAAGAGGGGCCTACTCTTACACCCTGCGCATTGAATCGTTGACCTGTTAGTATGTCAGCCATTTTTTAATCCACGTAATCTGCGTCGTTTATAAGAATAATAAAACCACCGTCATCTAGTGCAACGATCGACGTTTCTTGCGCTGTCGTATGCGTTGCCGCTGTCATTGCTGATTTCATCTCGCTCACATTGCCGCCATTGACCATCACAAAAACAGTACTCTCATAGGCTTGAAAGCGAGGTGCGGCGGGTGTGTTATACCAACTACTAGGGTTGCGCCAAGAAATCACATAAGTGGCGTTGTCTTTTAGCCATGCGATGTCAAAACATTGGTGGCCGTAAGAGTCATCGTCAGGGGCTATTTCTATAGGTGTTGAATTTGAGATAGTATTAGCGGCTACATCAACGCTGATAATCGTTGACCAAACCTTGTGGTCGCATCCAATAGATGAATTTTCACCGCCGCAGTTCCAGACCATCGCTATTTCGTCGGCGTCATTTACGTCGATCGCTATATCGATGCCAGTTGGCTGCCCATTTCTCACTGGGTAGATGAGTATGCCGTTATTCTGTTCAGAGGGTAGGTAGCCCACGATATTATCTGTAGCTGTAGGCTCGGGTGAGGACATCGGACATATCTTATGCCAATCGCCTACTGGAGTACTTACGCTATCAAAGCGCCTAACCCACCAATACACCTCTTCGTTAAGACCTTCGTGGTTCGTGCGCGCAGACACAGCAATCGCATTTAGCACGACCGCAAACCCGCCATCTGAAAGTTTGACTATTGCGTAATCGCGCCCAAATCTGTTCGGTACTACTGTAACGCCCGAGAACAATGGGTTGCCGTCACTTAATCTTAAATACCCAGTATTGTTGCCGGTGTCATCGAACGTAGATACCTGCGGGCCTTCGTCTATAGATTCCTGTGCTGGGTTAGACGTAACATTAGACGTAAAACCTGCGGTTGATATGCACGCAAAACCGGCGCCTGTTAGCTCAGTAATAATGTTTTTAGGTCTAACGCCGATGTCGCCTTGTTTCCAACTATAAGATGCCGGTGCATAGGTGACGCCTAGCGGGTCAAAGTCGAAGACCTCGACGCGACCGCGCAAAACCGTATCTGTAGCATCACCGGCTTCATTTTCATGGGAATAAACAAACGTATTGCCATCGCCAGAAAAGTCAAAGTTAAAGAACGCACCATAAGTTGAGTAGCCGTGTTGGTATCCTGGCGCAATAATAGGGCTAATACTCTCGTCGTGCACCCATTGGCTTCCATCCCAATAGAATAGAAAGAGTTCGCCATTGTAGTTTTGTTGTGTAACTGCTACATGAGTACCGTCACGACTAACTGCTACGCTTGATCCGTTAACCTGTTCCGAGGTTATATTCGCTAAATTGTAAATGGGGGTCACTACCCACTGCGCCCCGTCCCAGTCATAAGCAATAAAAGAGCCGGCATTAACGTCGCTAGTTCCGGGAGCGTCAAAATAGGTAGCGCCTAACACGATCCGGTTACCGTCACCGCTGATGGCTACGCTGTACCCCATCCGCATGTCATTCGCAGACAGGCTCACGTCACCAACGACGCTGTACCCGCGATTGTCGTAATCACTTTGGGGTGTGCCAAGTAGGTTCCAAGCAGCGCCATCGTATCGATAGACCCACGCCGCACCGGCTGAATTACCGTTTATGTCATATGCAGAACTATTGGCTATAACAATAGTTAGCCCGTCTGCTGACAATGCGACGCCTGTCGGTTCCACTGCTGATGCGACTGGGAATAAGTCGCTTAGAATGCTGACATAGGCGTTCGATACGCTATCCCAGTTATGTACTTGTATCGCAATATCCGCACCATTCCCAAGCGTATACGCGTTATAGGTAACTATGCGCAATGCATCCGCAGAGGCTGACATCCTTCTAGCGTTGTATCGTTTGTCACCTATTGAATCGCTGCCAACTGCCAAGGTTAAAGCAGGGCCTTTCTGGGACCACGTTGCGCCATTAAATTCGTAAACTTCTGCGAGAGGTGCTAACGGACCCGTGCTTCCTTTTCCGGACGTCGCCACGTTGTCTTCATAGAGGCCGAAGGTGAGGCCGTCATCAGATATAAACGCGTCAGTAACACCTTGTCTTGGGTCACGAACGCCTGAGTTACTGTCGAAGCCTTGGGGCGGACGTTTCTCAATATAGCCAAGCCCGTTCGGATAATAAGAATTAGGCTGTGCTACCCATAAATCAGTTTTGCTTACTCGTGTGTAAACCCTAACTTTAATAATATCGCGCGGAGTATCATCACTTATGCCATCGTAACCACGCGGGACATCATTATCTGCCGTAACCATTGTCAAGCCGTCATAACTTACGCGCGATACCGTAGGAGCAATAATGCTGTCGATGGTTGGGCCTTGCCACTCCCAAACACCTTGTTGTGGCCCGATCTCATTAGCCGCAGTTTGGCTAAGCAACTCATTTTCAGGTGAATATACGCGAACGTTTATTCTACCCTGCGAAGTAACACCGTTCGTAACTACATAGTTGCCATTGTCCAGTTTAGCCGCGCCAACCAACCCATTTGCTTGTTGAGCAAAATAATCGGTATCGGAGGAGCTTTCAACTAGGAATCGGTTTCTAAAGTCATCGTCCTCGTCCAGAATGCCGTCGCCGTCGGAGTCAACATCGTAGACATTTACCGTTCTAGTAGCCTCACCCGTATTACCTGCCGCATCAATCACGCTGTAGGTGATTGTGTAGCTACCAATGGTGGTTATGTCGACAGGATCATTCGTGACGATGTCGTCGTTGAGACTAGTGCCTAGCGCGTCAGTCGCAGTAACTCGGCCTTTTTGATATTCATACGCACTGTCATATATGCCAACAGACAGTGACATTGGGTTAACACCGGCAACCGTTATAACTGGGGCGGGTGCGGTTACAACATTAACAGTTCTAGTAACCTCAGTAGCCGCGTTACCTGCCGCATCACTCACGTTATAAGTAATTGTGTAGCTACCCGCAGTGCTTAGGTCGACAGGGTCTACTGTGATTACACTACCCGATAGGTCGCCGTCTTGGACATCGGACGCTGTTACACCGGCATCGGTGTAAGGAAACCCTTGATAGGTTGTTATGGGGGTATAGCCTAAAAGCGTGATATCTGGAGGTAGGGTATCCGCCGCCGAGACTTTATCTAATTCCAACACGGTAATTTTCGCGTTATCCCAAAGATGTTGCGTGTTAAGAGTGGCTCCATACGGGTTGTTGCTCTCACCAACCGCGATACGATAAATATTTTCCGTAGGTTTTTTCGAAATAATGACCGAGGCTACGTTACTCGTCACAAGTCCATTGTCTTCGTAGTTTACATAGCCACTACCAGAAGGATTATAATTAGTAGGGTTGCAGTTAGAGGCGTTCGGTAGACCGTTTACATCGCTGATGACGTAGTTACCGAGATAGTCCATCGTCTGCGCACTAGTCCATTCGAAGATGTTAATTAATGACCTAGCTCTCTGATTAAGTACGCTTCCGTCGGAGTCGGACTGGTACAGCGCCATAATTTTGCCGTCGTCCGACATCGCTACGGCTTGACCATTATTAGCGCCGCTTCTGCCCAGTTTATTGGATAGCTGACTGTACGCCTGTTTGCCAGGGTAGGTTACACCGTCTGTGGCGTCCGTAATGTCCTCGCCTTCGAGTAAGGGAAAATAATCGTCGTTAAACCTTATTTGGGATAACGCGTTGGTCGAGTTATGCTCCCAAAAAAGAGGGTCAGCGGGCAGGGCTTGGTAGTAGTCGCCCGCGTTTACAAAACTGGGGTGCTGAGTTCCCACTAGGGCTTGATCGCCCGTATAGTTCGTGGCAATAGTTCCGAGGTAGTGGCGCGAATTGCCACCGTTAAGGTCTTGGATTGGTTGTAGAGTAATAGTGCCTGCGCGTGAAGGACGTGCCCAAACTTCCGCAGTTCCGGTAGAGAAGCCTTCGAACGGATCGGGTGGCATATCAGAAAGATCAAACTGGCCTGCTTCGTAAACGCTCACCCTTGGAAGCGTCATGTAAAAAGTATTGCCGTCGCCCGACATCGCGACATTCGATGCGTGGTGCGTGTCCACAAGGTTTACGTCTGTTCCCCTACCCTGAGAGGCGGTCAATGTCGTAGTCCACGGTGCCGAAGATGAGGCACGCTCAAGTACTATGAGTTTTACCTCGCAGACTTTCAACGGGCTGCTATTAATGTAATAATTGAGATTGGCCACTGCGAGAACGTTGCCGTCGTTGCTCACATCTATATCATTAAGAATGACAGCGCCGGCGCCTAAAATCGCGTTGAAGTTGCCTACATAATCCCAACCGTCATCGTTAGCGTTTCGAGAGTACTCTCGTATCCGACCCTGCGCGGTGCTATTGGCGGTCTCCTCATTATGTGTAGGCCAAACGCCTACCCCTGGGTAGAAAGCGGCTATTTCCATAGGCTGTATTAGTACAAAAAGACGGGTGCCTGCCTCGTCGTGCTTTACAACATACTTATCGGTATTTACTGCTAACCAACCCGTAGTGTCGATTTCGCCGTTATCAGCATAAAACCCGCCGGAGCCGGGACTGTGAGTCTTAGTAATGAGCTTGCCAGTGGTGCCTGGGTGAATACCCTCCCATGAGGTAATCATGTCTCCGCCACGGGCTACAGCGATGCTTGCGCCCCAACCGATAGTCTTTTCAGACCCCGTAGTAGGGAGATCCGAAAACACGCCGTCTATAAGGGTAATATCATTAATAGCCATTAAAACTTCTCCGCTAAATTACTATCTACTGGCGTTTATCGAGGCCCTGGATATTGCGCGTCTGCGCCACGTTCCATCTTGCCGTTTGGCGTAGTAATAGTGTCGACCGCTCCTTTGCCCGTGACAGAGGTCTGGAAGAGGTTAAAGTGTGACTGTGCTCGCTGTTGAGAACCTGCGTGTTCGCTGTCTTTCATGTAGCACATGTAAAGGACGTAGTTCATTAAGCAGTTTGCGTAAATGTCAGGAATAGAGATTACGTCTGTTTTAGTAACACCTGTGGGGTTCGCAGAGTAAATAATCTCGACGTGCGCGTTACTGCCAACAATGCCAGGGTAGACATAAAAGTTTCGGGGATTCTGGTCATCGTAAATGTAGTGCTTAACAGAAGTACCGTGTGCCGCATCATATGTAACAGACGGGTCGTGCCAATCTGGAGACATTGAATCTAGCACTTCACGGTCCACGATACGGATAGCGCGCAGACCGTTTCCGCCGGTTGCCGCGCTCATGTTTCGCACGACTCGTAGTAATCTATTTCCCGAATTCGGGATAGACTGTTTTGTTCCGGCTACCAAAGTCACTGTTTCGTTTTGGGCGGACGCATCAGGCTTCAACAAAGCGACTTCGCGCTGTGCATCGTTCACCCAGAGCACTAACTCATTCTCAACGGGCCATCTTATTCCCGTAGTGTCTTGGAGAGTAGTTTGGACTCTATCGATGATACTTTGTACTGTTGTAGCCATTTGATTCGCCTCTTATATTAGCTGTTTAGGGCTTGCTCCCAAGCGATGTCTCGTTCTTCTAAGGTCGTCATGCGGCCCGTCATTTTGTTTACAACATTCCCTTTTGGAGTGCCGTCTTTCTTAAAATCTTGAGGTGATCCTTTTTTTATTAACTGGATCATTACTTCACGTATTAGGTCACTAGGACCTTCGGTGCCACAGTCAAGGAATGGTGGTGTACCTTCTTCAACCTCTTCAACAACTGCTACCACTGGGGGTACGTAGCTGTCGGTATATTGTGTAGCGCCTAGTTGCAGAGCGAGTAAGCCTATTTCATCGGAGCAGTGCTTTGACTGACCTTCATAAAATCGAACAATGTGGCCGGTTTTTGTGGCAACTCTCAACTCAATTTCGCTAATAATGTGCATGTTTCATTCCTATGTGGGGGTATAAAAAACCCCTCAACTCCGAAGAGAAGAGGGGGGTAGTAGCTTAGTACGCTGTATCGAGGCAGATTACGCCGAAGTCCTGGACACTTCCGCTGACGTCGCTGTAGAACGTAGGCTTTCGAAGTCCGAAAATCTTACCGATAGAGATACCTGCTTGGTTACCGTAGTCGAACTCATCTTCAACCATTTCAGGTAAACCAATGTCAGCAAGTGCTAGAGCTTGAGCGCCACAGAACAATGCGCGTGCCCCGTTGATGTCAGCTCCCGCTCCCCACTTAGAACCGGCGTCGGCTCCAGAAGTGTTATAGACGTGGCGGAACTCATGGATCATTACGCCGTCAACCATCAAGGAAGCAGAGCCTGAGAACAAGCTGTTGTCCTTACCGCGTACACCGGCATTACGGACGTTAGATAGGAAGTCAGGATCGAGTTTCAGAGCTGCCATTTGCTGTGGAGTTACAAACATGTGGAAAGTTTCTTGGTTACCTGCACCACGAATGCCACGGATGTAGTTATCTTTAGCGTAAGCCTTCAACTCGACGATAGCTTTGTATCCGATTTTGTCAGCCGCTGTGATTGCGGAAGTATCGCCCTGGGCGATTGCGCTTGAGCCTGAATTCCATCGAATGTGACGATCAGATGAAGGAGCTGTTACCGATCCGGCATATTCCAAATCACCTAAGTTTTGCCCAGTAGCTAGTACATCTCTCGCCTTACCGTTGTTCTTAACCGTGTAGTCAACGCCTGACAACGTCAAGAATGCTAACTGGTCGCATCGATCAGCAATGGCGTATGCCAGTGTGTCACGAGATTGTTCGCGGAAGTTTACAACAGTCTTCTGGTCAGCCATTCGACCTGCGATTCTGTTAGCGAATCGTAGTTGGTCGATTTCGATTGACATATCAAATGCGCGCAAGGCTTCTTCATTACCTTCTAACGTGCTGTCTCCGGTGATACCGTCGCCAGTCATGTCAGCTAGCAAAGTGATGTTAGCTTTGGTGCCTTTTTGAGATTTAGTTAACTCAGTAACACGTTGAACCATGGCGTTTGAGCCAGATCCTGCGAACTGATTGATGAAAGATTGGTTACGCGCTACTTTCCAGAAGTCGCGAGACCATGCTTGAAGTTGGTCGCCTGTAAGCATACCAAAATTAGTTAAAGCCATTTTATAAACCCTTATGAAGTGGATAATTAACTAGCAACATTAGTGTTACTAATATAAGTAGCCGTCTTTACGGGGCGGCTAATCCGTTTTTCTACTATCGTGTAGAAGAACGCTTAGCGTTGATTAACGAGGGTCGACCTCGGCAGGTTTAACGCCTATACAGGCGAGGGTACGGTTTTAACGGCTACGGGCCGACCTCTTATCGCAGAGGTAACGTATTTAGAATATTAGCATCACTAATATAATATAGCAACACTAATATCCTAATTTCTTTACCATTTCACTTTGTCTGCCCAGTATGCCGCAGACATCTTTCCTTTCTTTATATTCGCACCGTGTCGCGCTTTAAAACTCTTACGCTTCGCCTTCATTTTGTCTGACTCGCCCGCTTTAGGTTTGCCCGCAGTGGATGCGCCTTTCTCACCAAAACGGATCGTCTTGACCTTCTCGCCTTCTTTCGCCACGACAATGTGGGACTTCGTGGCGTGGCTAGGCGTTCCTTTCGGCTTGTTAAAACCCGAAACTCCTGCTCGGGTTAGTCGTGGATCTTTGGCCATTAGAGTATATCTCCTCTTAGTCGTGCGAGTGTTTTTTGCGGAAGCGCGTTGAATTCATCTTCTGTCATATCCGAGACTTTTTGGCCATGCTCTCCGGCCCGTGCCGCGCTTTCGCCAGGAAGTTCGGGGGGTTGAGACTCTGCTGCCTTAAGCTTTGCGCTAACCGTGGCTCTCTTTTTTAATAGCTCATCGGTCTTTAAAAGACTTGACGTTTCCGTCTCAGCGACTCCATCAAGCTCGCGATCTTTTACGACATACTTAACAGCCTTTGATAGGGCATCGACTGCGCCGTAACCTTTCATGATAAACGCGTCTCGAAGCTCTACAACCTCGCCGGTGTACTCTTCGTTAAACTGCTCGGACGTGTTGTCAAATACAGGATAAGCTTCTTCCATCGCGGTTGCCGCTTCTTGCAAAGCAGTCATCGCATGGTTTTCATTTACTGTTTGTGACATCTCTTGTCGCATCTCAAACTCTAGTTCCGCACGTTCTGCTTTACGGATTTCTCGGCGTAGGGCGACGGCTTTATCAGTCTCGCCATCTAATACCATGTTCTGATATTCGACTTCCTTTGAGTCAAAATCATAGGCATCAGGAGCTTCTTCTGACTTAACGTTAGATGCTGTTACGTCGTCGAGTTGTTTTTGTAAGGCTTTTTGTTTAGCCAAGACTTCATCGAGTCGAGCCTTCGGGACCATCGGGCTTTTATTTTGTTTTCGCTCGGGAACAGGCTCTTCCGCAACCACATCTTGCTCATCATCTGTGTCCTCAGTACTTTCTTCTGTTGCTTCTGGTGTGTCTGTATCGCTGTCAGTTTCATCGCTTGTGTCCTCGTCTTCTTTTGCCGCCAGTACTTCTACTTCCTCTACTTCCTCTGTTTGCTCCTCAGTACTAGCTGCCATGATTTCGTCAAAACTAAGGTCTAATGTATCCTGGTCATCTTCGCGTTGGTCAGCGCCGGGCATTACATCGAATTGCATATCTTCATTACTCATTTAGAACTCCTATCGTTCCTGGGGTTATCGTGCGGTTTAGTGTGTTGATTGTGTGTTTGGTGATCCTGTTGCTTTGTAGCTGAGAACGCAGTGGTAGCGAGCTTCGTTGCCGAGTTTGTCTGTAGAGCCTCGGTCTTGCTCTGACTAGACTTGTCGCCCAGTTCGCGGCGCAGGTCTAACGAGTCGTCGCTTATCTGCTTCTTAGTCGCCATCTCTTGTTCACGAATCGCGGGTGCTACCTCAACCAAGTCTTGTACTTTGGCGATATTTAAGGCGGCTTCTGATTGGATCTTTCTGTTTTCCGCTTCTAGCTTCTCGATCTCAAGCTCAAGCATTCGCATTTGCACCTGCTGTTGCTGTGCCATAGCTTCTTGTTGCTCTGGCGTCGGTGGCTCTTCTCCATTACGGACTCTTAGGCGTTTCGCTAGCTCTGCCTTTTTAGCAAGGTGGCTATAACCGACAATGGCATCGTCAGGTATAGCTACTCCGGCTGTGCGAAGGTTGACTGCCTCGGCAAATTGGATCTCATCGAAGCTATCGCGCGCGGGAGCTGTACCGACAATCACGTCATACTCACCAAGGGTAAGGTTGTTTATGACCTCTCCCGCCGCTGTCGTTTCATTAACGATCATGTCTTCACGAGGCTCTAGTGGGTCTTCCTCGTTAGTGACTTTTATGACGCGCTCTTCTGTATAAAACGTCTGTACAAGGTTAAGAATTTTCTCTGCAAGGTACTGTCGAGACTTACGCAGGTTATCCAAAGGTACTTGGATCATGATCGCACCACGGTTCTGCTTTGCTTGGATCGCGATACCCGATACTTCTGCGCTATCTGTACCAAGCATAGAGTCATTAATACCTGATATCGTCTTGATATTCTGTGCGGCTTTCTGCGCGATTCTATCTAACCCAGTAGGGATCTGATTCGGTTGGATCTTCGTTGGTTCTTTAGTTCCACGAGCATGCTCTAGGACTAGTCCTGTTTCTGCACCGTGCTCGGATAAGTCATCTGCTGTCATCCCAACGAGCGCGCCAGTTTCTACGATCCATCCACTGTTAGCTGTACTGTTGACAATGTGGAGTTCTTGAGACGCGATCTTATTAAGCTGTTCTTGTGGCGATAACAAGTTACGGATAATGCCGAAGGGGTTCCCTCGTCGGAAATAACAGAAGAAGGGTACGATAGTAAAATCGTTATAAGGAGACCACGCATCGTGGAGCACGACTTGGTCACACGTTACTGTCCATCGGACTTTTTTAATGACCTTCTTGACTAGGGTAAGGTTCCACTTCTTGGCAAACTTTCTGGACTTCGCTTCATTCCACTCGTCAGGTGACTGTCTCTGATCGCCTGTATCGGGGTCTACGAAGAACATCGCTCTTGCTATCTTTTTGTGTTGTCGTTCTATAACGCGGAGACATTTGACTTGTCGATATTCGTCGTCACCCATTACCGTTTCGAACGTGCCCATCTGCATAGCATCATCGTCACCAAAGCGTGTCTCTTCATATTCAACAGAATCAGCGCCGTAGCACATGCCGTTCTCAGCAATCTCTAATAGTCGATCCGCTTTGTCTTTTCCGTAGGTTTCTTCGATTGATCCGAGTGTCATCCATTTCGATTCAAACACTTCGTCCCACGTCTTCGGATCAGCTTCTTTCGCATCTGGGTCTATAATGATGTCTAACGGGTCTTTGGACGTTATCCTTACTTCGCCTTCAACGTGGTCAGTAAAGTCCATACGCACGTCAAAATAGCCCCTACCGTCCATTATTAAACCGTCCGAGAACACTTGCTGCTCAACCCAGTCTAATTTGTTGTTATCAGCAATCTGCAAGTACAGTTTTGTCAGAGTGTGTGCGACTTCCTCTGACCCTGCTCGACGCGGTTTGAATTGGATATCTGCACGGCGTTGAGACTGCTCGCCCATAATAGTGTTGACCGTGGGCAATATAGTATTAATCGTTAGGGCGGGGCGGCCTTCTGCCTCTAGCTCTGCCGCTGTCGCAGCATCCCATTGATCGCCCTGATAATATGCGTCACACGTTTTCGCCATCTCAACATATTCTAAATGGCCATGGTCGCGTGCGCGTGTATACCGCTCCCATTGGGTGCGCGTTATCTCTTCTTCTTTTGCAGGTGATAGCTTTGCTTGTTTAATCATTGTCATGCGCCCATTGCAGATTTAGGTTTGTTGCCCTTGGATAGAAGGCTTGGGAGGCGGTCGCGCCACGTAGGTATATGTTCGTACTGCTCAATATGTACTGCGAATTCGCTCATCATTAAACCGATCCACGCGAGCGCATCGACTTGGTCGTCATGGACTCCGTTGGGGAAGCGTAATAGTTCTGCGACTAATGGACCCGAGAAGTCCTCGTCTTTAGGGACAAAGACCATGCCTTGTTGCATCCGGCCTTGAATGGCGCGTGCGCGTGCTTCTTTGTCACGTCTTCCCGCTTTAAGGTCCTTGATATACGCTTCGTACAGACCGCGCTCTCGGATACGTTTCTCAAGAAACGGTCCAAGGGCCATCTCAATGTGGCCTTTCTCAATCCCGATCATCTGGGGCTTCCACATCTCATACAGATCAAGTATCTGCTCTACGATTTCGAAACCGTTAAAGCGACCGCGTACTAGATCCACAATGTACAACTGATCGTCTTGGTCTACGCCTACAACAATGCCGACGGTGTAGTCGTTTCTGTCGTTCTTACCAATGGCCAAATCCCACGCGCAATAGAACTTCATACGGTCGTGGTCAATGTCATCGGGGTGGTAGTAATTAATCATGTCTCGGGTGAAGTAGTCACCGTCATCAGCTACTGGATTCTGTTGGTACAGTGCTGACCAGTCTCTGGGGCCGACCGCTCGTTCAATACGAGCTAGGGCGTCCTCGTTGTAGCGTTCTTTATGGAGCGGCTCTCCCTGCTTTCTGAACTGCTCGTCAACTTCCGCGCGCGCAGGGTAGTTGACCACTTCCCACTGCTCTCCTTTGTCGGAGGCTGCTTTCAATAACCAACCGGCCAGATCATCATCGTGCCAACGGGTAAGAATAATAAGGATGCCACCACCAGGCGCGAGTCGTGTATAGGCTGTGGAGGTGTACCAATCTTTAGTGGACTCGCGGGCGTTAGAGGACTCTGCATCATCTCTGTTTTTAACAGGGTCATCGATCACTAATATGTGTGCGCCTTTACCTGTGATACCGCCGCCAACACCTGCGGCCACGTAACCACCACCGGCTGTCGTGAGCCACGCTTCGGCTGACTGGCTGTTCGCATCAAGGCGCGTTTTAAAGGCAGACTTGTAGCCCTCTTCACGAAGTAGTCCACGGACCTTTCTTGAGAACGCCATGGCTAGGGAGCCGGAGTAACTACAACTAATAAATTCATGTTCTGGGTGTCTACCCAAGTGCCACGCCGGAAAGCCTATGGAGGCGAGTGTGCTCTTACCGTGTCGCGGTGGCATGAAGAGCATGAGTCGAGGTGACTTCTTATCGGCTACGTCTTGGGAGAATTGCTCAAGTCGCTGACATATATCTTTATGGACCCACCCGGCTTGGTAGTCAGGGTTAAACCGCTCAACAAAAGGTAACAAACGTTTGCGGGTCAGGAACCGTAGAGCAAGTTCCGCGCGCGCCTTCTCTTCGACACTGCGGTCTTTTTCAGCTTCCTCTGGCGCTTTAACAGTAGCTTCTATATGAGCCTCTGTTGCGTCCGCTTTGCAATAGACACAGATGCCGTCATCGCCCGAGTACAATGTCTCGGGGTGGCTAGCTTTGCATCGTATGCATTCTATTTTTTCCAAGTGTCAACCTAAATTGAGTGGGTGGGGGTCGATGCACGAGTCGAAATCCGTGTGCCCGTCTCGCGGTACATAAAACTCAACGTGCGCTTCGCAGTTCGGGCAACAGAAATTGGAGACCATGCAAAATTCCTCACACTCATCTTCTTCTAAGTCGTGGTCACCGCCCCAGAGAAGCGGTGTTTTGCACGTCCAACAATCCATCAGTACGCCTTTTTCTTGGTTGGTTTTGCTTTCTTGGTTGGTTTCGCTTTAGATTTAGCTTGCAGCTTTAATGCAGCGATAGCCTCTTTAGCACGCTTGTCGGACATCGGTGCACTGATCGCGGGGCGTGGTTTTTTCTTAACAGGAGTCTTAGCCATGATTAATTACTCGTTGGGGTTAAATAAGACGCGTCTTTACCTGCGATCTTTAGCAGGTCTTCATCCGTCATGCGTTCTAACTGCTTGGTGCCGTTGATCTGGATATTGACCGTGGTTTTCTCTTCGGGGATGTGTAGTCCGTGGAGCTTGACCAGGGAATCGGTGGTATTTTTCATTTCTGTGGCTGTGTCAGACGCTGAATAAGCTTCCATATACATAGAGTGGGCGTTATTAATGGTGAATTTCACTTCTTCACGCATTTCTTCGCGGTAATACGCCAATGCTTTCTGAACTAGGGGTAAATTTGCGGCTGCTCTGGCCGTTTCGGGGGACGCGTAGCCCGCACCGCGACCTGCGGCGGCTTTTGACATGCCACTTACCATTAACAACACCAACTTTTCTTGCTGCATGGTCAGGTCCCCACGCACCATGCCCATATAAGGGAGGCGCGTTTGGAGATCGACGCGTTCTGCATCAAGCTCAGTGGATAACTCGTTCTCTGGTAAAACCATATTGATCGTTGTCCATATATATGAAGGCCGGTGAGCCTTCGAATACATCTTGTGAGAGGTTCTCTATGAACCGCGTTGCCTCTTCGTGCGTTTGGCCGCTTGCCGTAACAAGTTCGACCGCTTTGCCAAAGTCATAGGCGATTACTTCTCGGTCATCACGCAACGTGGTGCCTATAATCGCTTCGTTTAAACCCTCAACCGCTATTAACTCTATCTCTGGCAACGCTAATCTCCTTTAGGCCGTGCAATTAGTTCTACTAATAGTATGTATATTAGCGTTACTAATAATTAATCGCAAGAAAAATCCTTAATTGTCTTAACCCACCAATAAAACATGTCTTCTGTTAGCGTGTGTTTCATCAAGTTGACGCGGTAGCAGACCAGTTGTATGTTGTCTGGGGTGTAGTCACGAGCATTGGTTATTCTGTCTATGGACGCGTTGTGATCTTTGGTGCCACTCCCGTCTTTGTGGTGCGTTAGGAATATACCGGAGATCGCGCACCGTCCATTTTGTTTCGTCCACAATTCTAAGAGGTCGTCTAATTCGAGCTTCCACTCGATATCCCTGGTGCGCTTACCACGAAGCACGCTACTTCTAGATTTTGAAAAAATATTTTTTAGATACGCCGTCGGATTTGCGGACGCCGCGTGTTGATGCCTGCGCGTTTTGCATTGGTCACAGACGCTGCGATTGCCGGGTATTTCTTTTTCAGTATTGCAGCTTGAACAGATCTTCACGGTCATCGATGTATGATACACGGTTAATATTAGCAATGCTAATAGTTTACAAATAAAAAAGATTTGAAAATACCTGGTTTATATCTCTCACGCACTATCTCCCCCCTCGCGCATAACAACCCCCCATCCCCCGATTCGAACTATTGGAACCTTCTCTACTAATAGTGCTCGGGGACCCCTATCGTTTTTGCCTTACGTCAAACACGGTCAGTTGTGTTTGTGTTCTTCAATCATGAAGACGCTCATAACTAGGAGATACACCATGAAACACGACGATGGCTTCGACCACCTCAGACACAACCGTCCGCTCCGATCCCAGGCCGACTTTATCTTAGAACGTAAGCCCCGCATCTTTAGTATCGACGCCGATGCGCCTTACGAAACACCTAAATCAATCACAGCAGTTACTAAGGAGTCAGAGCATGAATAAGATCAAATCGATCCTCGATCAACACAACTGGACTCCGACATATGAAATGGCCGGACCATGGTTACTTATAGCGTTCGCAATATGCACGCTCAATACCTTCGGAATCATTGGTTCCGTCTTCTTTGGCATTGTAATCCTGTTACATGACATCGAGTGCGGTCGCCGCCAAGCGGCTTACAAAGAACATCTTCGATCTCTTTACAACATCAAATCAACCCTATAAGGAACTTCACCATGACTAACGATATTAACCTCATCGCATCAATAGCCTTTGACCTTCACGTTAAGGGCCACATCAAAACAGCTAAGTTCCTCATGCTATTTAGCACAGTTAGCTTAACGGATGTCCTGTCCCTACTATCACTATTCCTCGTCGGCTCTATCGCCGGGGACATCGATGATCTGGAGGAGAGCTCACACGTCTCCGCCACGGTGGACGTTATGACAGCTAAAGCAGAAGGAGTCATATCATGAACAACCTTCCATACTTCAGAGTCCACGGTGCACTAGATATAGCCTTCTGGATAACCATGTCCCTCGCATACGGCATACCCGGTGCGATTATCTCCTTCGCAATATCATGGGCGTGGCAATGGCGCTTCGACAAGCATATGGAGGCGTGGCAACAAGACATTGTAGATGAATGCGACGCTCGCGCACGAGAGCGAGGGGAGACACCATGAACTTAGCAACGCGAATCCAAAACGTCTTCTCCAATCACTTGGTACCAAAGGACTTCCCGCTACGGGTTGTCCGCCAAACGGCTCGTGCTCCACGCACGGGCTTCAACTACACGCAAGTAAAACGTGGTACGTACCTCGTGCTCAACGCTTCATGGAACAAGTGGCTAGAAGCACACGGCCCACAAGCGGAGCGCGCGTTCGAGGACTACATAGCCCGCGAACTAAACGTAGCACGCGTCACGATTTCAGGACGCAAGCTTAGCTCATTCTTCTTCACGACTCACGAACAGAGAGAGAACCCATGAAAAACTATACAGTGGAATGGTTCGAGGCCCGCTGCGCGGACCACGGAGCGTGTAGCGACGTAGCACGACGCGTAGCCCAGGAACTAGCGAAGAAATATACCTACGAGCGAACGGCGGATACAGCGCTAAACGAGCAAATAGAAGCAAATATAAAGAAACGTGTATCGGAGACCGCGATCTATGATGAACGACTCACGAAACCCGCTATATTTACCCCGAATAAAGACTAAATATCCCCGCAAACCTGCTACACATTCACGATCCACGGTCCGTGGTCATCGGCAAATCACCCTTTTTGCCCTCAAAACAGGAATGTGTAGCACATTTTACGAATGTGTAGCACATTTTACGAATGTGTAGCAGGTGTGTAGCAGGTTGTGTAGCGGCTAAGAGTCAGCAACGGCGCGTGTGTAGCAGGTTTAGACGTGTGTAGCAGGTAATTTCTGCTTCCCCCCGTTTATATAGACACCCCATATA